GTGAGTTCATTGCAAGTCAGTCCTGAGTTGCTGCACCGTTCGGCCAATGAGATGGATCGGCTGCTGGCTGCGCACCGCGCGGCACACACCAAGGCCCACGGGATGATCAGTGCGGCGATGTCGGGGTGGGTTGGCGGTGCCGCGTCGGCGCTGGACAGTGAGTCGACGCAGTGGCAGGGCCATTCCAGGCATGTCGAAAATGAGTCGACCCACTACCGCGACGCGCTCGATCAGATCGGCTACGCCTTCGCCGGGATGGAAGAGCAGACGGCGGTCAATATTCTGGGCAGCCGTCCGCAGGCTAAGGCGTAGCGTCCTATGTCGTTGCCGCTGGCCGATATCAAGCGTGGCAAGGTCCAATCGTTTCGCGATGTAGCCGACGCTCTGGATGGAATGGCGGGCGCGAATCGGGATATGAAGCGCGGCGTGGAGCGGCTGCCGATCATGGGCGATGGCTGGAAAGGCGTCTCTGGGGACGCCGCTCATCATGATCTGGATGCGCATGGCAAGTATCTCGATGGGCACGCTCAGGCTCAGCAGAGCGCTGCGGCCAAGATCCGGGCCGCTGCCGATGAGTTCGAGGGCGTGCAGCAGCTGCTTAAGAAGATCGAAAATGACGCCGCCCAAGGCAAATTCACGATCAACTACGACACTGGCGAGGTCACCCCGCCTAACGGTAAGTATGACAAAAATGAGCTGGACTATCTGACCAACACTCTTCGTCAGATCAGCGCTGCGGGGGGTGTCGCCAATGCTGATCTTGAGGCAGCGGTCAAAGCTGCCCAGACGCTCCCGGACCCGTCTGGTGCTGTGGCCCAAGGCCTTCCGTCGATGCCCGGCTCCACCATTAAGCCCGGAGGTGTTGCCGCTGGCTTGGAGCACCTGGCCGCACCCGACCCGAACGCCGATCCTGGCGCAACCAGGGCTGCCGCCGCTGCGGGCGCCGACACGCAAGCCAATTACAAAGAGTGGTACCCGAAGACACCGGGGTCGGGCGACAAGCTGACCATCGACCCCAGCAAGGCAGGCAGCCTCACTGGGACGGTCGGGGCACTCGACAAGATGCCCGGCGCTCCCAAACCGCAGGACGGTTTCGGCTCTGGCGTGGCCAAACAGTTCCTTAAAGGCGCCAACGAGCGCGTCGACGGGACGATCGATGAGGTCAAAAGCAAGGCGGGACTTAACGGGGCCGACAAGTTCGCCGAGTCATGGACGAACAGCGCGAAAGGCCTTGAGCACCAGCTGGAACGCACGCTGTTCCCTGGTGCTGCGATGGCCGAAGACGCCAAGAACGTGATCGATCAGGCCGTCACGTCTTACCAGCACCCTGAGAAGATCCCCGAGAACATCGGTAAGACCACGGTCGATGGCGCCATTATCGGGGGGACAGCGCCGCTCGGTGGGGAGGGTGCGCTTGGTCGGCTCGGGGTCGAAGAGAGCGCAGCCGCGCGTGGCGCTCTCCCTGACTCGCCCGGCATGCTCCACGACCTGCCTGGCGGACATCTCTTCGACGGGCCATCACACCCCCACGCCGACGCTCCCAGCGGGGGCCATAGCAGTGGTGAGATAGGCCCGTTCACAGGCGAGCACTCAGGCACCATCGGTGACCACGGCGGAGCATCCCACGCCCCTGACCTCAATCACGTATCTACCGAATCCGGTGGCCCCGGCGGATGGAACCAGGAACTCAACAAGCCCGCGCCGAATACTCACTACAACGTCGATGACCGGTTCCACTACAACACCGACAACAACAGTCGCGTAGGCCATGCACACGCCGACCTGGATGCCAGCTCGGCCGCAGAGCGGAACGGCTATCAGCAACGAATCGCAGGCGGACCAGACCGGCTACCCGGCGACCAGGGGGGCCATATCTTCGGCAGCCAGTTCGGCGGACCGGGTGAGGCCATAAACCTCACGGCTATGCGCGACACTTTGAACAGCGTCGGAAACCGCGAATACTACAACCTCGAAAATGATTGGCGCAGTTATATAACCGAGGGAAAGAAAGTCAGTGTTGACGTGGAAATTACGTATCCCGGAGATTCAAGGCGACCCGAGATGTATTCCGTAAGAACATACGTCGACGGCAATCTCGACTCCGTACACTCCTTCAGGAACTAAGATGGCAGACGTGACAGACGACGCACCGTACCTAGTGCAGCTCGGAGCGCTGCAGGAAGACGCCGCAAAGCTGCTGTACTACAGCCTCCCAGCTGAGGGGTGGGACAGCTGCACTCTCGTGTTCCGCGAGGCGGCAAATTACGGCGAATTCGTAGTCACACGCACCAACCCAGATGGCAGCACGGAACTAGTAGCGCCATCGAATGCCCTGATGTCAGCGATGATGAAATTGCGCGACTACATGGCAACGCAAGGCAAAGGCGCATGGCTCGAAGCGGTGATGGCGGTACAAAGAGACCCCGCGAAATTCACTTTTGATTACAACTACAACGAGCGCCCTCAGTGGAAAAAGCCCCCCACAGATGAGTCTTACGTCGAGGACTTAGCGAAGTACCCTCGTCCAGCCGATCAAATTCCCGACTGGTATCCGCGCGCAAACTAGTTTTCTCGACCGCTTGCCTGCGCCACGCTGGCGCTGCCGATTCCCTGTATGTGTGCTGTGAGCGGCGCGTACGCTTTCCCCCGGTCAGGGGTATCGAATCGAGGGGAAGGTCTTCGCTCATGTCAGCACCACAGTCGGCGGCACCGGGTTGGTATCCCGACCCATCGGGCGCGCCAGGACAGCGGTATTTCGACGGCACTAACTGGACCGTCACAGCACCACCGCCGCCGCCCGCACCGGCCCCGAAGAAGGGCCGCAAGTGGCCGTGGATCGTCGGTGGCGTTGTGGTGCTTCTCTTCATTGCGGGTCTGGTGGGCGGCAAGAAAGAGGACGACAAACCCGCTAGTGCGACGCCAGCGGCCAGCGCGCCACGGTCCGGTGGCAGCGGAGCGACACAGGCCGAGAAAGCGGCGCCGGGCGTTGGGTCCGAGGTACGCGACGGCAAGTTCGCGTTCGTCGTGGACAAGATCGACATTGGCAAGAGCGTGGTCGGCCGCGACGACAACCAGTTCATGCAGAAAAAGGCACAGGGCGAATGGGCAGTGCTGTCGATGACGGTCACCAACATCAGTGACAAGCCACAGACGTTTTTCGCTGAGAATCAAAAACTCATCGCAGGTGGTAAGACATTCTCGGCGGACAGCACCGCTTCGATGTACCTCGTTGACGACGCGCTAATGACAGAGATAAACCCCGGCAACAAGATTGACGTGAAGGTCGCCTTCGATGTGCCAGTGGGTACCGAGCCTGATCAGGTCAAGCTGCACGACTCGGCCTTCTCTGGCGGTGTCACGATCAACCTCAAGCGGACAAGCTAGTCGACATTGAAACCAGCCCCGCCCCAGGCATTGCCGAAGGCGGGGCTGGTTTCAATGTCGGTCGGCTATTCGCCCCTCTCCCAAGGGCTCTGATATGCGCGCACCGCTGCATGCGTGGCCAGCAGCGCAGCTGCGACAAGCGGCGCACTATCGATCGGTAGCCGTGACGGAATATCCACGATGGCCAGCCGATCATGCCGGTCATCGATTCGCACTTCACCGTAGGCCCATCCTTGGCCCGTGATAGGGACCCGCACCGTCCGGCTGCCGTACTCATCGGTATCGACGGTGGGTAGCTCGACAACTAGGCAGCCCTTGGCGCTGAGCTTGTCGACCAGGGTTGACGCCACATGCGCGGCAATTTCCGCCTGCGTGTATGTCCTGGTCTCCGTCTCGCCTTCGGCGCCGATGGTCTTCCGCACTGTAAGTCCAAAGAAGTGCGGCATTTCGTCGATGACCTCGCGAATGGCTCTCTTGGCGTCCATGGGCTAGTTGTACGCCCAGGGGCCGACAACTCGTTGTGCTCGGCCCCGCCGTCAGCTTCTACCGCGTGAGTGCAGCCAGGGCTGTTTGCATTTTTGTCCAGCAAGCAAGGGTCTGCCGACGAGGTAGACAGCTGGCCGCAGCTGTGGAAAGCTTCGAACAGTTTGCTCATGTATAGGGCATGGTTCATTCGGAGGGCCACATAGTGGATATGAAGGGCAAATCGCCTACAACACCAGGTTTGCGTCGTGTGCTCGCAGTGACGGCCCTGGTTGCTCTTGTTGCCGGTGGCATGAAGGTGGCCAGCGACTACGCCACGCCGGGTAGCGGGTTCTCGGCCGTCGCGACGGTGGCGGCAGAGCCTACGGGGCCGCCTGCGCCGACCGGGGGAATGACAGACGGTGGCGGCTCCCAGTTCCAACCGCCGCAGATGCCCAGCTCCATGCCCGACTATCAGGGCGGCAACAACCAGCCGCCACTAGATCAGAACTCCGGAATTAGCATCTACAACAGCGGCAATCCGCAAGCACCACAACAGGTTCCGGGTCAACAGGGAGGGCAGCAGCCCCAGCAGGCGCAACGGCCCGCCCATGGCACGCAGATCCCGGACTACCAGACCAACCCCGGATACACCCAAGGCCCTGGTAAGCCGAACCCGGATTACCAAGCGCCGCAACAGCAGTCGCCACAGCAGGCCCAACAGCAGGGGCAGCAGCCGCAACAGCAACAACCGACTCAAGCCCCTACGCAGACGCAGGCGCCGACACAGCAGCCAACGGTGACGACGCAGCCGGGCCAGGAGACGGGCCAGAACAGCTCCGAAGACGACCTCCACACTGATGACTTTGACGACACTAGTGAGGTTCCGGATGAGAAGTACCGCATGGACAACGGCACCGATAAGAACATCTGCCAGCAGTCGCAGGCTGAGCTGAGTGCCGGGCAGCCAATATCGAATATCGACTGGTTCACCATGGTCGGCAACACGCTGAACGGCCCACAGATGCGTGTAGAAAATGCAACCAAATGGCCCGAGATGGTAAGTAAGGCCGTCGATGAGTGGAAAGGTCTCGGAGTCGACATCTCCTACTTCACGCCAGCCTGGTATCGAAAAGGCCCGTTCAATGCCGACGTGAAAGTCGTGGAGAGCCATGACCCCGATTTCGGGCCATACGGGCGCACGGACTGGCAGAACGGCATTATCTATATCAACACCTGGCTCTTCGAGAAAGAAAACGCCTCCGCCGAGCGGATACAGGAGACGATCACGCATGAAATCGGGCACGCACTGGGCCTTATCCATGGGTGTGCGGGAACCATCATGCAGCGCGCACACGAACTGTCAGACCACACGATACGTCCCATCAGTCCGACAGCTCTCGACAAGGCTATCGTCAAGCAGATACACCAGAAATGAAGGGCGACAAGAAGATCATGATGAGAATGCGCGCATTCCTGGCGGTCAGTGCCCTAGTCCTGGGCCTGACCGGATGCTCGGGAGACAAATCTGAGACGTGCCAACTTGTTCAAGACCCAGCGTTCGATACCACCGATGTCGGGCTCCTGACTGAGAGGTCTCAGAGCGTTGTCGTGGCGTCTGTCGGCAGCTCGACTGGCACAGTTGAGAGTCCCAGTGATCCACGGACGTTGTTTCCAGCTACGGTGATCAAGGCCCTCAAAGGCGAACCTCCAAGTACATTCACGATTGCGCAAGAAGGCACCGAAAAATGCGAGGTTCTAGGCACCGGAAGCAAGCCGATTACACCCGGCGACTACATACTGTTTGTGGGCAACAAAAGCGTCAAGGCTGACTGGTACCACCTGTGGAACAGCATTCATCTGAATTCCGCCGACCTCAAATCGGTTGAATCTGGCGCTTTCGCGCCAGGGCAGGAGAAGCTACAGAAGGCTATGAAGATCATTTCCGACAGATCGAAAAATCAGTCACCTAAGTAGCGGTACCCCCAGGGGCCGACAATGCGTGTCGCTCTGCCTACAGCCTTCCCTCCAGCTGTGCAGGAAGCGGCGGTACGTCGCCGTGAGCACCGCCCTGGATCCACCGCCGAAGCTCGCGCAGGTGGGCCAAGGCGATGCCTAGCACCTTCTGCTCTTCGGTCAGCCGGTCCTCAAGTGCTTGGACGCGGCCACCGAGTGCGCCGATGGCGGCGTTGTGGGCTTCGCGCTGCTCGGTCATGGCGGCGGCGAAGGTCTCGCGCTGCTCGGTGGCGAAGGCTTTCCAGTCCGCAGAGCTGTTGGCGTCCTTGGCGTTCCAGCGGTCTACTAGTGACTTGATGGCGGTGCCGATGACCCCGCCCGCAAGCAGGCTGACGGCGAGTTCAAGCCACTGGTCGAGGGTCACCGGTTGGTCTCGTCATTCTTGGGCGAGCCACTGCGGGGAATGTGGGCCGTTGCGATGGCCTGACCGCCGACGACGAACACGGTCGAAATGAGGTTCAGCCACAGCGGGGCTGCCTGTTCGTCTACGACGTTGTAGTAAAGCATGAGCGAAAATAGCGCCACGGCAACGGCATACAGCCACAGCCTTACTTTCGGCGTGAGCAGTTGTCTCAACTTCTCAATCACGGTTACGCCGCCTTCTTGTCGGTGAGTTCGGCGATGGCATCGACCAGGGTCTTGCCGCCGAGCTGTGGCCAGCCGTTGCCGCCAGGGCCGCGCAGTTGGTCCCAAATCTCTTCGAGAAGCTGGCGGTCGGTGCGGGGGTTGGCGGGGCCGGGCAGAACCGGGGGAGGCACGACCACGGGCGGTGTGGGCGGGTTCGCCGGGTCGAATTCGCCGCGCATGTCCTTGGCGATTTCGCCTCGGAACCAATTCATATCGATGTTTCCGGGGTCCCACTTGCCCTGTGCGGCACCGGCATATTCCTTGTGGCCGATGTTGTGGCTGACATCGACGCCGAGCTTTGTCGTTAGCGCTGCGGCCACATCGCGCATGGCGATGATCTGTGCGTCAGGCCAGCGCTGGCCGGGATCGTAGGACCCATCGGGTGCGATGTCGGGCCAGGCGCATTCGATGCCGATCATGTGCCAGTTGGCGTTGTTGGTCGGCAGCCAGGGATAGGAGCCTTGGCCCGCATGCCAGCAGACGCCGACCGCGACAATCGTGACCGTGCCGTCCGGCGCGATGTGGATGTTGGACAGCGGGCCCGGCAGGTCGGGGCGCCCGTTGCGGATCGACTGTGCCGACTCGCGGGAATTGCCGGTGTGGTGCCACATGAGGCCGCGAATGTCTTTGAAGTCGCCGTGTCCGGCGTTCTGCCAGCCGGGCAGCGTCGTGAGCCGATCGCCGAGCGCCGGGCGTAGAACGTCCTCAAGCCAGATCGGGTCGCCTGTCCATGCCATGCTGTTGCCTCCGGGTGGTATTGGTTCGTCGTCAGATAGGGCGCGGCGCAGCACTTCCCAGGCTTCGGCCCACTTCTGCGCGTAGCGGTCGGGATAGGAGCTGCGCTGGACGCGCTGAGCAAAAATGCCGGCAAGGGCGGGGTTGTCTGCGGCCCTTCGATAGTCGTCGGGGAGCCGGTCAAAGAACATGCCCACTGAGCGGGCCAGGGTCATGCGGTCGTAGGCGGTGCCCCACCACGGCTCGCCGTTCGGGCCCGGCTGCTGCTGTAGGTACCCCGATGAGCGGCTGTCGTCCGAGGTGGAGTCATGCGGATAGTTCATGGTCTCTTCGTCACGTGACGGGTTGGCCGGGCACCACCACTGACGTTCGCCGTTTTCGTCGTTGGCGCCGACCTCGGTGGAGATGGTCATGAGCGCGATGGCGCTGGCCAGCTCATCGAGACCCTTGTCGAGAGCGACGGCGTGCACTTCGCGTGCCACCTGCTCGCGGGTGCGCAGCGGCGTGGCGTCGAACTCTACGAAGCTCACAGGCTCAGTCCCAGCCTGCGGGCGGTATCGCGGACTTTCTCGACCAGTGGGTCGATGATCCGGTCATCGGCATCGCCAGGTATCGCGTCGGTTATCTTGTCGACCCCGGAGATGGCGGTGTTGCCGACCGTTTCGGCGATGGCGATGACTACCGCCTTGATGATCACCGGGATCTGCTGACGAATCTCGTCAACGACTGCGTGGCGAATTGGGTCGGTGATGTGCGTCCTGATGAACCCCATAGTTGTTGCCTCTCTTGTTAGTACGAGCGCCACCGAAGCCAGATACGCGCTGGCCCGCCTGTGCCGCCTTTGGTGAAGCTGCCGAAGATGCCGCCGTTGCCTCCGGCGCCGCCTGCGCCGATCCCGCCCGTACCGGCGTTGCCGGTGCCTCCGCTGCCTGCGGCGAATGTCTGTCCGAAAGCCGAGAGCGTTTGGGGGCTAATAGTTTTGCCGTTCTGGCCGCTGCCGCCGGAGTTGGCACCTTCGCCGCCCAGACCGCCTGGGGCGGATGCGATGAGCCCGCCGGGGCCGTTGATTGATGTTGTGCCGCCGGAGCTTCCGGGTGCGCCCTTGCCGCCGCCCTCGGATTGACCGCCTATGCCTCCGGCGCCCAAGGTCAGGCCTAGCGAGCTACTGGGGACGATGAATGTGCCGGTGAGCCATGTGCCGGTGTAGCCGCCTATTCCAGAACGGCTAAGACCGCCTTCACCGGCACCACCGCCGCCGCCTGCGGGCAGGATCACGTAGTCGGCCCAGTAGGCCCAGGTTGGCGGTAGGACGGACTGCGTTTCGGCGAACAGGTCGGTGCGGGGGTCGCTGGCCCACACCTGCACATCGCCGAGGCTGATGCCGTTGATGTACTTGTTCACGGGGCCATCGACGCCGCCGATGAGCAACGCATCGCCAATGCTGATAGGCATTTACGTCGCCCAGATGTAGACGGTGTTCGCGTCGCGTGGCGCCGGTAGCGCGTCGTATTGGGCTTTGGTGCCGGTCCACAGGGACAGGGAGGTGGAGGTGCCGTTGACGGACCCCACGACTTTTCCAGTGCCGAGCTTGGAGACATCGATGGCTGCGTTCGCCGCGACCTTGGCATTGGTCACTGAGCTGTCCGTGGGTACGCGGGTGTCGCCCAGGCGAGCATCGTTTCCGGCGCAGGCAGTGGCGGCGGTTGTGCCGGTGGTCGGCGGGAAGGTGGACGGCTTGCCAATGATCGCCGACCAGGCGACTGCCAGTGCCGACTTGGTTACCCATCCCATCAGCTACTGCAATTCGTAGATGACGCCGGATGTCAGGTCGAGGTAGGAGTCCCCGACCTGCTGTCCGGTGATGGTTCCCGGCGTACCGTTGCCGGTGGTGATGCGTGCCCCGCGTGGGCCGGTCGCCCCGGTGGCGCCTGTCTGGCCTGCGGGCCCCTGATTACCGGCTGGACCGGCAGGCCCTTGCGCCCCGGTGGCACCGGTATCGCCCTTGACGCCTTGAATGCCCTGGGGGCCGGTGTCGCCCGTATCGCCCTTGTCGCCCTTGGGGCCTTGAGTGCCCTGTGCGCCAGTAGGTCCCTGCGGGCCGCGAATCGATACACCCGCACCATTGGCCGGGAAGGCTGTGCCGTTCCAGATGTACAGCCTGCCGTCCGCTTCAACGAAATAGCCTTGGCCGTCGTTGTCTGGGGTGAGGTCGGTGGGCAGGGCCGCGTAGTTGGCGACGGTGCCCGCAATGCTGATACCGCGTCCGTCTTCACCTTGGGGCCCTTGCGAGCCGGTGGGTCCTTGAGCCCCTTGTGGTCCGGCTGGTCCCTGAATGCCGGTGTCGCCCTTGGGGCCCTGGATACCCTGCGGCCCTTCGGGTCCAACGTCGCCCTTGGGTCCCTTGATGCTTCCGCGCTGCTCCCATGCCATAGCGTTATCTCCCTTGCTATTTGAGTTCGTAGGTGATGCCGGTGCTGACATCGATGTAGAGGTCGCCGGGCTTGGCGCCAACGATCACGTCCGGTTCGCCTGTGCCGTACCAGGTGGCTACGCCGGAGAAGGCTGGGCCGGGTTCGCCTTGTGCGCCTTGCTCTCCGCGCGGTCCTGGTGGGCCGGGCACTGGCGTGGCTATCTGCTCGGATGGCCTTGGCGCGGCCAGTGTGAGCTTGGGGCGGCGTGGCGCGGTCAATTCGATGACCGGCACCGGCTCGGTATCGATGACTAGGCGGGGAAGCTCAGTCATCGCGCGCCACCCGGCATTTGGCCCATGGCAGGTTGTCGCCGTTGGGATAGCCCGACGGGTAGGTGACGGTCAGCCGCGCCTCGGCTTTGGCTGGGATCTTGTCGGCGATGGGCGACTCAATGCGGATGAATACACCGTCATCGGTGATGGTCGGTTGTATTGCTGTGCCGTCTATTTCGGTACCGGCACGCACCGCCGCCATGTCCGGGTAGAACCGCAGATCGATGGTAGTCCCTGCCGGGAAGATGTCGTGAATGTTTGGCGCGGTGCCGTCATCGTCAGCCTTGAGGCGCAGCAGCAAGATGAAGTCCTGCCGGACCGATAGTGTGATATTCAGGTCGGGGTCGTAGCCGCCGATCATCGATCCGCCTCCATCTGCGCTATCGCTTCGTCGTGTGGAGTGCCGGGCGCAAACTCGTGCAGCCGTTCAAGACTGGTGGCGCAGGCGTTCTCATCGACCGCGATAACCACCGTGGGACGTGGGGTGTAGGTGTATTCGGCGCCGCGCGTTATCTGGTCGACATGGCGGTCGTGGCGCTCATCGGGTGTGTCGACGTCAATGACCACATACGTGCCATCTGCCAGCCGAAAATGCTTGCAGCCAGCGGGCCAGGCGCTCATATCGGTTTGTAGCTCAACAGCATTCACGTTGCGTGCCTTCTCCTATTTCCAGATGATGATGGCTGCCCCATTGGGCGCTGGACCGGGTTGGCCGGGGGTTTGGGTGGCGAACGTGCCGCCGCCGACTGCCGAGCCGCCACCCCCAGACCCGCCACCGGGGTAGCCGCCCGCGCCGCCATCACCGCCTCGGCGCGTACCGGTCGAGGACGTGGACCCGGCGCCACCCCCGCCGCCGCCACCTCCGCCACCGGCTTTCGTGGGTGCGGTCAGCGAGGCTGCGGCGCCTGCGGTTCCGGTGTCGGCGGTTCCGGTCGAGTTGCGGCCCGACCCGCCGACACCGCCCGCCGCCAGCGGGGTAGCGCCGCCGTCTTGACCGGCACTGCCCCCGGACCCGGTGGCTTGCCCGCCATTGCCCCCGCGCCCCGGCGTGGAGGCCGCTGGGGTGAAACCGGCGAGTGTGGAGATGCCGGAGCCGTTCGGGGATGAGGACACCAGATTGCCGATAGAGGTGATGCCGCCGTCAGCGCCATTGGTGCTCGCCCCTGGCCCGACCGTGACGGACAAGGTGGCGGGGATGTCAGCGGGCGCGATCTGCTGGCCGATGTAGCCACCCGAGGATCCACCTAGACCGCCCGGCCGTACGTCGGCGTTGGTCCCCGAGGTGGTGCCGGGCATACCTTTTCCGCCGCCGCCGATCACGATCAACCAGCACTCGCGCAGATTGGCTGGTTTGGTCCATGTGCCGTTGGATGTGAAGGTGTCGACGGTGTAGTCGCCGATGGTCGCCTGTTTGATGGCGGCGATTGTTTGTTGCACCTCTGCGGCGGTCCCGGTGGCGGCAGTGCCACCGAACCAGGTGTCGAACATGTTCTTGAAGCCGTCGACAACGCTGCCCAGTGCGTCATTGGCGTTGGTATTCGCGGCCTGCGCAGTGGTGTTGGCCGCTGCTGCGGTGTTGCGCACTCCGGTGATGGCGTTGAACAGGTTGGTGATGAAGTTGTCGTTGCTGCCGGGGTTGGTGCCGCCCTGGCTGCCGTGCAGGATGGCGTCGAAGGCGTTGCGTATCCACGTTCCGGCATCGTTGGGGTCTGAATCTGGCCTGCCGGTGATGATTTCGAAGAAGTCGCCCAGCACGGGGATGTCTTCTACCTTGTCTTGCAGGGTGGTGATGGCCGACTGAATGTTGGTGATGGCGCCCTGCACCGTGGACACCGCGCCCTGTAGGCCCTCAAGGATGTTCCACTTGCCGGTCAGAATTCCCGCCAGTGCGGCCAGGTCGATGCCGAAGAGGCGCTTGATGCCCTCGACAATCATTTCGATGAAGCGGTCAACGCCGTCGCCAGCGCCCTTGGTGAAGGCCATGGGATTGTCGAAGGCCAGCTTGGTGTTTGGGTTGTGGGTCAGTGGTGGCCCGACTTGGCGCCGGTCGAAGACGGCCATTAGACGGGGATCACCTGTATCGCCAGCTGCGCGTCGCGGGGCTGAAAGTTGTAGACGCCGAACAGGCCGTCTGTGTACAAGAACACCGTCAGGATGCGCTTTTGCCCCTGCGGGAATCTGCCGTACACGCCATCGGGAGAGATGGCATCCGAAGGTGTTTGGGGTGTCGAAGCGTGCGGGTTGATATGCAACATCTGCGAGGAGTTGCCGAAGCCGCGGGCCACCAAGATGCCGCCCTTGGGATCGGTGTTCGGCTCGGAAATGCGGACCTCGCAACCGATCTGGAACGGATCAAAGTCAAGGTCAACACCGTTGGTACGCAGGTGCCCCTGCACCCACAGGTTGTATTCCTGCGTCTGTTCGGGAATCTCGCGCGAGCCGATCGGGACCTTGGTACCCACGGCCAGCGGCACCGACTGAAACGCGGCCTCCGGCATCGTGTACATACGTGTGGCGAACGGGTTGGGGTCGGCCAGGACGAACTTGCTCTTGGTGGCATCCCAGGTGACGACCTGGCCTCCCGTGGGCGGCAGGGTGTCATCGAAGTCGAGCGCGTCGGCGATGGTGGCGTTATCGCCCTTGGGACCCTGCGGTGCTGCAATCTCGAAATGCCAGCCAGGGTTGTAGGCGGTGCCGCTCACGGTGATCTTGCTCTTGCGGCCCGCCAGCTGCTCGGCCCACGGGATCGACTCAATGGTGGGGGAGATGTTCGGCACAGGCCCGGCCGGACCGGCGGTGCCCATGGCCTTGACCTTGAATCCGGTGCCGTCCCACATGTAGACCTGGTTGCCGATCCACCAGGCCTTGCCAATGTCGTCGGGGGTGTCGGTCAGGGTGTTAGCCAGCTCTTCAAGCTCTTGCAGGCTGTCGATGGGTGAGCCGTATTGCATGCGGACAATGGGCGCCATCTCGCCGTCATTGCCTTTGGGGCCGACCAGGGCGTCCATGGTGACCACCGCGTCGTCGCCAACCATTTCCATGGTGGCCGTGGTGGCGCCGGGTGTGTCGATATCGGACACGTCGCCATAGAAGTGCACATTGGCCAGCCGGGTGCCCAGATACACCCGGTCGCCAAGCTGTGCCTGTACCGGGTCGGCGGGTGCGGTCATAGTGGAGCCTCCGTCTGCTCGTCGTCTTGGAAAGTGATGCGGGTCTTCTGCCGCCAGCCCTCGGGCACGTCATCGACGGGCACACCGCCGAGCTGGCGAATCCAAAAGGCCTTGGCGTTGCCGGACAGGCTTTCGATGTCCTGCGGCGTGGTGGCGGTGTCGATTTCCTCGCGCACGTCGTCGGGTGCATTGATGCCCACCCACTCCAAAGCGCCCTGGTGTTGGGCGCCTTCGACACGGCGGCTCTTGATCAGCGCCTCATCCTGGTGAAGCCGAAAGCCGCGCAGCGCGAGGTGATAGGCAATCATCGGCGCCAGATAGGACAGGTCCAATGTCTTGCCGTCGCGCATGCCGACCGCCACCAACGCGCTGGCTATCTGATGCATGGCCACGTTGGCGTTGTGTAGGTGTTCGGCAGGGGCGCCGGTAACCCGTGGGTCGGTCCCCATGGCCGCGCCTTCGTGAGTGCCGTTGACGTACATTAGAATTCGTCCCCACTTCCCATGAGCATTCCGACGACCGACCAGGCCGCTTGCAGTGTTCGCATCCCCTTGGCGGCGGGATCTTCTTCTTCGCCGTCCATGCCGATTGACAGCCCGTATTGCAGCGGCGTGGTCTCGTCGTAGGCCATCCGAATGGCCGAGCACTGGTCGGCGTGGATGACATCGACCAGCTCAAAGCCCAGGCGGTCGCCGAGAGTGAAGTCGTAATGAACCAGCCAGGGGTAGCCGTTGACGACGTTTGTCTTAAAGCTGGTGTAAGGCCGCGTTTTCCAGTGGCCATCGCGTAGCGATTTGATACCGGATACGGTGTATGCCGAGCCTGATCCCGCTTCCCAGTGTTCAAGGAAAGCGTGTGTGCCCATTTGGAATACACGCTTGATGTCCGTAAACCGTTGGTACGCAAGCAGACTGTTGTCTAATTGGCCCTGATAGAGCTCTTCCAAGCCCGGAGTGCCGGGAACCTGTGCGGCAAACGGGCCTTGAGATATCAGCGCTGAGAGCTCTGACAGAGCGTACTTGATGCCAAATGTCTGGAGCTGGTTAACAATTGCCGGTGACTTAGAACCGGTCATGATGGTGCGGGCCTTGGCCTTGTGCACCGCCCTAACGGCGTCGATGATCGCCGAATGCTCTGTGTCGCGGAAGATCACCGTTGGCGGCGCCGGGGCGACCTTGAGCCACTTGCGAAATAGCGGATCGGTCTTGCCGTCGTGGTCGGCGTCGACCGGAATAATGGTCTCGGTGATCATGTCGTCGGCCAGGGAGCCGACCAGGTTGATCACACCGTCGATGGCGGTGCCGGTGGGGCCGGTGACGCCCGACTTGTCTTCTACGGCAAGGACAACGCAGTTGCGGGTGGGCCGGGTCAAGATGTTGTTGCCGAGCAGTTCGGACAGCTCGGTGTGTGGCGAGTCCTCATCCTCGGTGAGCCAGGTGTAGGCGCGGATGATGCACCCGGCGTCCTTGAGGATCGGATCGAAGACACTGTGCGCGTCGGTCCACCGTGAGGTGACAAAGCTCAGCCGCGACTGGTCCAGGAACGGGTTGACGAAAGCGACCTGCACCGGCCAGTCAAGCGGGCTGATGTTGGTGAGCTTGGTGCCCAGCCACACAGCAGGGTTAGCGATGTTGGTGATGATGTTGAACCCCGGCATGTACTGGCGGGCCAGGTTCACGAACAGTGTTGTGGCGCAGATGGTGCGGGTGTTTCCCGGCAGCAGCCACATCTTCGGCTGCTGGACCTCGGGCGGAAAGAACGGATTTGCCCCTAGCAGAATGTGTTCCAGGTGCTTGCGGTTGTGGATGAGCTGTAGTTCGACCAGGTGGATACCGTCAGCGGTTCGCTTGATGTTGACCGATTCGACCTTGCCGCCCCAGCGGGTGCGCCACGACCGCTTGGTCGGGTTCGGGTCGATGGTGATGTGCAAGTCCTCTTCGGCGCGCACATCGCGGGTAATAAACTCGGTCAGCCAGTCGTTCGCGAGCAGCGTGATTGAGCCTTGCCCGGCCGCGTGAATCATCTCTTCGGCGTCAAGTTTTTGTTCAGCGGCAACAACGCCGATGAACTTCATGTCCTTGTCCCACAGGCGGATTAGTGGGCGCTGACGGGCCGAGTCGATGATGACCTGGCGCCGCCGATGCATGTAGCGGTACGCCTCACCAGGGCTGCGCACAGGATCGGGCGCAGCCAAAGTTGCCATCTAGAAAGCGGTCTCGTACTTCTGTGGCATGAAAGCGGTCACCTTTGCCTCGGGGTTGGTGTGGTAGACGGCGGTCGTAACCGCCGTCTCACGCGGGATGATGGATGCGAACCGCTGGCCACGGGTGCGGCGCCACGCGGGCAGCCCTTGGTCGCCCAGGTCATGCAGCAGCGGCAGGTAGTCGAGGATTTCGGCCTGGCGCGCGAACCGGTAGAACACGTTGTCTACGGGTTCCTTGCTGGTGGTGAAGGTGCGGGCGGTCGGGTCGGTGTCGACCATGAGAAAGCCATCGCCGCTGTAGATTTCGGGGCAGCGCACCAAGTTCTGTGTGAGGCCGTCCTGTATCCATGCTGTGCCGGTGCCGCTGATGATGAACTTCGGCCAGTCATCGATTTGGCCCTTGTTGACGTATTGGACGTGGGTCAGCCAGGCCTGCATGGGCAGTGCTTCGATGCCGTCAGTCAGGAAGTCCTCAAGGGTGGTGAACAGTGAGCCCTCACCGCCGACCGCGACCTTGGGCTTGGTGGCGTCGAAGCCAACCGTCTTGGAGCGGAACATCTTTTTGTAGGCGTAGGGGTCCGGGCTGACGACGTTCATCGTCACCTGGCGCATGTTGTTACCGAACGCCACCGGGTCCTTTTTCATGGTCTCGGGGGTGGCGCCGCCATCCAAAATGACTTTGAGCCAGCGCCATCCGGTCGAGCGGGTGAAGTAGCCCAACCATCCGTGCTGCGTCTTCGACCATGCCCGCTGCCACCTAGCCTCGGTGTTGCGGTAGATGGTCTCGGTCGAAATATTCAGGCGGGCCCGCACATTGGCGTTTGGGTTCAAGATGACGCCGAATGACTGCGTACGGCGTTTGATGTCGGTGCGCTCCAGCCGGGAGCCGATCAGGTAGGGCCCTTCCGAGAACCGGTGATCGAACGGCACCGACATGGCGCCCATCAGCTCGGACTCCAGCACCGCCCCTTCGCGGCCGCGATGGTTCCCTGCAAGGTGCCACTTGCTGCCATCGACACCGATGTACAGCAGGTTGGTTTCCATGTTCTTAAGCTCTTCGGGCAGCCATTCCCAGCGGGTGAATTGCTCCCAGCCGGGGAACTTGACGGCGGCAAACACCGCTCCGGCAAGCTCATTGGCGTTTCCGCCCCAGCGGTAGAAGGGTGGTTGAATCTGGTTGTCGGCCGGGTTCTCGCCCCAATGATCTGGCGCGGTGGCTGATTCGGTCATGCTCCCAGTCCTGCCGTCGCGTAGCTGCGCGTCCGTTCGTTTTGCTTCTTCTGGATGGACGTTTGAACGGCCTGCGGGTCCATGCCCTGATTGCCGTTGAGGTTGATTGAGTTGTCGATGGTGGTCGGGGCCGACATGCCTTGCTGGAAAGCGTTGGTGGCGATATCGCCAATGCCCGCGATAAGGCCACCGGGCCCGCTGCCGGGCATCACATTTTCGGCGGTCACCGTCGATGTCTGGCCCTGCGAGAACAAGCCGGTAAGGCTTGGCAGGCCCATGCTGTTCAACATGCCGCCGCCTTGACCGAGCCCACCAGCGCTGCCACCACCGCCGAGTAGGCCGGTGAACATCTTCACCAGACCCCACTGCCTCGGGTCGGAGAACAGCGAACCGTCAAACCCGAGGCCCTGAAACAAGCCGTCGATCAGCCCTTGGCCGAGGTCACTGCCCGCCGCGCTGCCACCACCGGCCCCACCGCCAAATGGTGAGTTCGTCATGGCGGCGTTGTATTCGTTTTGCGTCGCCGTCAAGTCGTCGGTGGCTTGGGCCTGCTCACGCTTGGCCTTGGCCAGCCGGTATTCGGCGGCGTCGCGCTGCTTCTGCGTGACCTTGCTGGGGTCCTTGGCGTTGAGTTCGTCCAGCGAGGCCTGCGCCTGCTGCACGGCAAAGTCGCGATCAGACACACGGTCCTGCGCCTCGCGGACCCGGCGCGCGCCTGCGGCGCCACCGCCGCGACCGGATGACGAACCACCACCGAAGAGGCTGCTGCCGCCGGACATGCCGGACGCCGAGGGCAGCGAAATGCTGCTGGTGGGTAGGCCGACAGCCGCCGCGCCAGTGCCCCGGCCCTTGCCGAGCATGACGTGCAGGTGGTCCATGTGGTTCTGCGTCGGCGAACCACGGTCATTCATGGCCTTGCCGTCTGTGAAGGACCCGCCGTAGCCGTAGCTGGTTTGGCGCCAGATGAATCCGTCCAGGCCGAGTTGTTCGCGGTTCTTGACCAGGAAGCCTGCGACCTGATTGCCGAGCATCATGCCCTGAGGGGTGTCCCAACCGGGGACCATCACGTCAATGGCGTTGCCGCTGGAGTGCTCGCCGTAGCCGTCCTCGGCGCGGCGACCGCCGATGTCACCGATCTGCGGCCACTGGCGCATGATCGTGGTGCGCAGGAAGTCGGCGCCAGGGTTGAGGCCCTGGGCGAAGCCAGGGATCATGGCGTGCAGCATTTCGACCGGTGGCACCCATCCGGCGTTGAGCGCGGCCAGGATTGGGGCGCCGCCGTTGCGCATGGCTGCCGCTGTCATGACGCCTTCGCCATTGGACAGCCACGCCAAGATGGAGTCGCTTGTGCCGGTGCCCCGTCCGCTGACCTTGCCGCCTCCGGCGTAGCCCGGCGCGTTGCCGATCGGGCCACCGTCTTTGTGGCCGAAGATGCCGCCGAGGCCAGGCACCTTGGACAGGAAGCCGCTGGCCTTGTCTACGATGCCGTTCAAGCCACCAGCAACTCCGCCGATGACATCGGCCAGCGCCTTGAATCCGCTGATCATGGGCTTGATCACCACGTCAACGATGGGTGTGAGGATCTTGACCAGGCCGGTGAACAGTGGCGCGACAACCTTGATTGCCGCCGCGATGGCGGGAATGGCGGCGGCGCCTAGCTCGGCCAGCGGAGGCAGAAGGGGAATCGCCGTCTTGAGTAGATCGCCCATTGCGCCCAGCAGCGGGGGCAGTAGCGGTGTGACCTGCTGGAGGGCGCCCGCGAAGGCGTTGGCGAATGTGCCTGCGACCTCGGCCAGTACGGGCGCCAGCTGGTCGATGACCGGCTTGAGTGCGTTCGCGAGCGCCGATACGACCGGGGCCAGGGCCTTGAATAGCGTTGACAGGGCTGGAGCGAGCGCACCGACCACCGCGCCGACCAGCTGTCCGAGCACGGGCAGGATCGGGGCCGCACCAGCCACCAGGTCGGCGAAGGCCTGCGCCAACGGTGCAATTGCCGGGGCGAGCGCTTGAATGGTCTGGACTACGGCCGGTCCGATGGCGCCCAGCAGGGTCGAGATAGGGCCCGCCAGCGAGGTCACCACGGGGGCAAGGGTCTTCATGACCTCGGCCAGGTTGGTGAACACCGCTTGCAGCGCAGGCGCGGCGGCAGTGCCCAGGCCGGTGAATGCGGGGATGATGGTGCCGAGCAGGCTTTGGCCGACTGTCTTGAGGATCGGCGACAGGGCGGCAAGGGCTTCCTTGGCTCCAGAGAAGAAGGCGCCCAAAGCATTTTGGCCCTCGCTGGAGTTCACGAAGTCGCGCATCGTCTGTGTCACGGTCTGCAACGAAGCCAGGAATCCGCCGCCCACGTCGTTGCCTGCGCGGAACACCCCGCCGATGATCGACCCCAGATTGCCTGTGATATCGGCGAGCTGGCCCATGGCATGAATGCCGGTCTGAATCCATTCAGTCATGCGGCCGCTTTCGCGCGCATTGCTGACGAAGCGGGCGAAGGAATTGGCAGCGTTGGTGGCGCCCTGCGCCAGCTGCGGCATGAAGGTGGAGCCGACGGTGCCGATATCCAGCAGAGATTTGACGACCGGCGAAAGCGCCTGCGACAAGGTGTTGAATGCCGTCGCACTGTTTCCGGTCAGTGTTGCCATGTCCGAAACGGATTGCGGTGCTTGCAGAAGCGCCGAAACGCTCTTGAGTGCGCTGTTTGCACTGCCCGCAATGTCGGCCATGGCGCCTTGCATCATCGGCAGATAGGTGGCGCCCAGGGCCTTCACTTCGGAGGCGAATCCGTCAAAGAATCGGTCCTGTACAGCGTTTTTCAAGTCCTTGAGCTGCGGCAGCATGGATTGGATAGCGGTCGCGGTCTCGCGGGCGTTCGGTGACAGGTCGGCGATAGCCTTTGCGAACTTTTCGGGGTCGCCAATGTCCTTCATGGCGTCGCCGAAGCCGAGGGTGGCGACCTTGAGCGCGCCGATAGCTGTCGCCGCGCCGCCAGCGGTGGCCGGTAAAAGTCCAAACGCGCCGCTAGCGGACATGATGGCGCCGGTAAGGGCTGTCAGTCCACCAGCGGCGCCTGTGATAGCTAGACCGCCCAGGGCGCCTGCCATCGCCCCGCCGAGGGTCTTGGAAATGAAGGACGCGGCCCCGGTGATCTGCTTGCGGTCGATGTCGATCTTGTAGGGCCGCGCCTTGCTCAGTTCGCGGTCCAGGCGCTTGATTTGCAGGCGCGCCTTGCCGGTGTCGGCGTCAATGTCGACCGTCAGGTCAATGCCGTCGACGGCGCGACGGGTCTCGCCTACCAGTCGGGAGGTGTCGGGAACGATCGAAACCCAAAGGGCCATTAGCTCATTGCTCATCGCTAACTCCCTTCTGTCGTTTCCATCGGGCCCGTGCCTCGCGCCACATGGATGTGAATGCGGCCATCGAGACGACCTGTTGTGTGCGGCCCCCGAGAGCTGCCGTCAGCGCGTTTGCGCGCTCACGCACGCCGGGGCGTGGAATCTGTTTCGGCCGGTTCCGTGGCGGCTTGCGCTGCGCATCCTTGGTATGCAGCCACAGCCAGTCGTTAAGGCGCTCAAGGATTCCGGCGAGAAGATGCGAGTCGAGCGGCCACCCTTCGGCCAGCTCGTAATGAATGGCAGTCCCCGGTGGTGAGGCCACGGTGAAGGCATGCAAGTCTTCCCAGCTGCACGCCGGGCGGTCGAAACGCAACCCGGCGTGCAACAGGTCTAGGCGGAAAGCCGCCTCGTGCTTGCGTGCGAAGTCACGGACCTCGCCAATCAGTTTGGGAGTTTGGCCCCCGACCAGAACGTCAGCAGGCTCTTGATATCAGCCAGCTTGCCGCCGCCACGGAAGGCCGCGGTGATCGCCGCGATACCTTCGGCGTAGTCGACGGCATGGTCACGCATGGCCTGACGGAAGAGCTTGATCAGCATCACGTGATCGGGAATGTCCTCCAGCAGATCGGCGAAGATGTCGCCCGCGTCCGGCGTCGGGAACGGCGGCAGCGACACCACCGTGCCCGAAGGGTCTTCGTAGCGTTTCAGCTCGGTGCCCTCGACGTAGATAGGCGCCCAATCGAAGCCAGCATCGCCCGGCTTCGGTTCCGGCTTCGCGGGGGTCTCGGTGCTCTGCTCGCCCTCGGCTATGTCGAGGTTGTCCTCGTACTCACGGGCATCTTCATCGTCAACTTCGACAGCGGGGGCGGTCTTTTTTGCGGTTGCCTTGGTGGCCATGTGATTGTTCCTTTGCAGGTGAGTTGCCTTGGAGTGCCTTGGGTCCCGCCCGCCTGTCCCAAGGCAAAACGGACGGGCGGGACAGCGTGGTGAATCGATGGGCGGCTGGTTTTCGCCTCTCCTAAGCCCCGTCACCGCTTGGCTCGGGGTCAGGCTCCGGCTCCGGTTCCGGGTCAGGTTCCGGGGCCGGGGGAGGCGCTAAGGGGTTCCGCCACCGCCTGCGGGCAGAGGCACAACCTGGCCGTCGTCCAGGTAGATGTAGGCGTTGTTGCCCTGTGAATCGGGCAGCAGCTTGAGCGTCAGGTCATGGCCCGACAACTCGCTATGGGCGGTCTTGAAGTCGCCCTTCTCGGACACCTGGGCCAGCGGTGCGACCCACCGCATCGCCTTGAGACCTTCGGAGCCATCGGAGTAGAAGCTGTCAATCCAGACAGTCTTTTTCGGCAGCATCAGCTTGTTGACCTTGATGGCCAGCCAGTTGCCATGCGCCTGCGTCGCCTGCGTGTAGGCCACGTTGTCGTCGCCGTACGCCAGCTTGGCAATATCTCGATTCATGATCTGTAGCAGCACCATCTGCCACGACACCGAGAACGATTCCTGTAGGAACGCAACGATATCGCCGCCCCAGGCGGCAATCTCATTGATCGATCGATCTTCGGTACCGGTCACGCCGTCTTCGGAGACGAAGCCGACATTTTTCAGGTCAGGACTGTGCTCGGTGGCGGGGATAAAGATGTCGTCAGCCGGGGGCAGGGCAATGCCTGGCTTACCGATGAATACACCGCCAGTGATTCCCGGCGCGGTCGGCGAGCCGGAGAACAGTTCTTTGATATCGCCCGCTGCGCCACCGGGGCCAGCGACAATGGGTCCGGTCATGGTGAATACACCTCTCTGCCCAACGCGGGCAATGGGATTGGTAAAGATGCCTTGAGACTCAGTGCTTGGCTCTGACGAGCCATTCGAGGACGACTTGATAGCGGACGTGCGTCTTGACGTCCGGGTCGTCCAGATCGGTTGGGCCACCGAGCTTTTTGGCCCTAGCCACGTAGGGGTAGCCGTCGAACAGGAAGCCAACGGCTGCCTTGCCCAGTGCAGCCACCAGGTTCGCGGTCTGAGCGCATCGAGGGCCGTCGATGTCGTAGAGCTGGGCGACGACCTGCGCCCGCGTGGCGATCAGCGATTCGTCGGGCCCGCCGTTGGAATAGACGCGCATGAACCGATCGGGGCGATTCTTGGCCGGTACTTTCTTGCCGACTTGCTGCATATGGCCCTGTGCGGCAAGAGTGTTGGTGAAATAGGTGACGGCGAGCTGATCAACGTCCGGGTGGACGATGAGCGTCATCGGCGTGCGGCTGCCCGCAGAAGCGAGGATGTGCGGCGCTCGTGCCCCATGGCGCGACCGGTCGCGGTCACTACCGAGACACGGGCGCGGTTCTTGCCGACATGCAGGTCTGCGGTGTAGCTTGGCCCGTCATCGACGGGGCCGTTCTGCGCCACGTCAGCGGTCACCTGGTGATCCAGGTTGGCATCTTGGGCGACAACCTCGCCGACCTCAAGCAGCTTGGCCTGCACCGCCGCCGACTTGCGCAGATCACGGAAGGCTCGTTTGTTCACGCGGACCTTGGTAACGGTCATCCCTACCCCCTACCCTTCAACTCTGCGTAGGTTGACGACAGCGCCGAAGTGCTTGCCGAATGGATTGAATTCGGTGGACTCGGGATAGCCGACGCATTCAAAGCTGTTGCCCGCCAGTGTCACCCGATCACGCGGGCCGTAGACCTGGCCGGGCGGCACGAGCAGCACCACGTCAACAATGACGCGATCTTGGCCGACCAACTTCGGCTCATTCGACACCGCCGGACCAGCCCCATACACAGACCGTGCGGTCGCGGGTGCCCACTTATCGATCGGATCGCCATGCGCGTTCTGCGCGTCAGGAATGAAGGCCTCGTGCGCGACGACGAACGGTGTGGGAAAGCTCGGCGCGGTCATCGCCCCGAGATGTCGACAGAGAAGGCCTTACCCGACACGGCCCAGCGGTGCAGGGCGAGTTTGTCGGCCTTGGTGAGCCACACGCCGCCGTTAGCGGCGTCGGCATTGAGAGTCACGGTCTGTGAGAAGACGTGCGCTGCATTGGTGATGGCTGTGGCCGAGTCAGTTCGGCCAGTCAGGGCGCGCGCCGCCACCCGTGAGGTCACGATGCGCACCCTGTCCGGTACCGGGTCGAACGCGCGGTCACCGCAGTAGGCAGAAACCAGGGCAGAGGCCTCATCGAGCACGCCTGGCAGCCACTCAACCTCGTCGGCGGTCAGGTCGCGGCGTAGCCGCGCCTCAACGTCGGCCTGGTCAGCGAGCGCGGCCACTTGAGCGCTTCCGCGTGCGGCTCGTGGCCGGGCGGGGTGCAACCGGCTCGGGTGCCTCGGCTGCCGCTTCGGCGGGCTCGGGCTGCGCCTCTGTCACTTCTTCGGCTGTCACGTCAGTGGTATTGGCTGGCACCCCGGTGAGCTCCAGTTCTGTGGCGTCGGCCTCGCCGTCTTCGATCAGGTGAGCGCCCACCACCTCACCCGGTGGGACGGGATCGCCTGCGGACAGGCGCGCCCCACCGGGCAGGTAGATGACACCGACCAAATCGGATCGGATCGAAGGCACTACAGCACCTTTGCGGCCATAGACAGGTTGGCGTTGGCCAACACCGGCAGGCCGATGGCGGCGCCGTGAACCCACACACCGATCGGGTCGCGGGTCTTGAAAGCGCCCATCGCGATTCCGGGGCGGTCAACCTCGGCAATCTCGTAATCTGGCTCGGAGGCCTCCAGGGTGGTGCCCCAGACGGTCGCACCGAGGTCGGTGCCGTCCTCTGCATACGCATCGACCGGCGCGGGCAGCAGGTACAGCTTGTTCTCCGGCAGGATGCGGACAGTCTGGCCCGCCACCTTGGCGCGGCGGTCGAATACCGCGATTGGGGGAAGGCCGTACGCGGACAAGGTGGCCTGTACAAAGGCTTCGGTCACCAGTCCCGGCGCGGTAGCCGAGTTGGTAGCCAAGGCCTTGAGTTCGGCAGACAGCATGAGCGCGTTGAGCACCCGGCGCGAAGTCAGGATGACGCCCGGCTCGTCGCCGTTCTCTTCGACGTAGGCATCACGCCACAGTCGAAGGTCGGTCAGCGGCTTGGAGGTCGGATCGGACCACAGGGTTGCGGCGGTGACGGCGAAGGCAGCGCCGCGACCGAAGTCGGCAGTGGCGATGAAGCCGTTCTCATTGATTGCGGCCTTGCCGCTGTCAATGACCTTGCCGCGCATCACTTCCAGCTTGTCGCTGATCGCGTAGGCGAGGCGCTTGGCCTCCTTGAGCACCGTCGACAGCACCGTGTCAGAGTCGACGTTGCCACGCAGGCGCAGCTGGTCATACTCGGACACGCGCACCTTGCGGCCCAGCGGGGGCAGCTCGATGGTGACGCGCTCAGCGCCGGGAGTCTCCCCGATGCTGACCTCTGCGTCGTACGAGCGGTACTCGGCAGCGTCCAGAAGGCCGTTGTCTCCCTTGACGAAGCGAGCAACGATGTCCGGCACGGTGCGGTTCGGCAGGAACGCGGCCAGGGAGCCCTTGCGGCGTTCGCGGTCGGCCAGCGCTTCGCGGGCATACCCGGTCAGTGCGGCCGGGGTGATGACATCAGTCCATAGAGTCATTGTTCAGCCCTTCCTTAGACGAAAACGAACAGGCCAGTGGTGTCCGCGTCAGCGGCGACCGTGGCGGGGAGCTTGGACAGGATCACGCGGCCGTGGTCGAGCAGCGGGGCAACGATGTCGCCGCCGCCATCGCGGACCGACTGGTCGGTGAACAGGAAACCGGCAAGTACGCCAGCACCATTGGAGTCGCCAGCGGCGTACGGCACATAGGTGTCGCCCACCTTGGCCAGCGGCAGGCCGGACTTGAGCCGACCGTCCGGGTAGTGGGTTTCCTTAACCAGGGCTTCGCGATCGATGGTGACGGTCCGGCATGCGTCGGTACCGTGCTTGGAACCAAGCCAGGACTGGTTACCTGCACCAAAGGTCTCAGTGCGAACAGTGAGATCCATTTTTCCTCCTTATGGGAGTTGGGATAGCGCAGGCGAGTCCTGTGCTACGCGTTGGGTTTCGGGTGTGACTTCGTGTACAGCTCTGCACCAGCGGACACCGAGGACGGCTTGGTGCTCTTGCCGCCGGGGGGTTGGCCCTGGTGCTGATTGGGCGCCGGGGGCCGTGGACCGCCATCGGTGGTAGCCACAAAGGGCTTGAGTTCGTTGATTTCGGCGTCAAGCTCGGCGTCGGTGGTCCCGACCAGCTTCTTGGCGAGTGCCAGCGGCAGCCCCTTGTCGACGCCGTACTGTGTGCGCTCAGCTGCCGCCGCCTTCGCTTCGGCCTTGGTGCGGGCCTCGGCCTCGGCAGCCAATTTGGTTTGCAGATCGGCGATTTGATCCTGAACCTTGTCAGCGTCCGTCTTGTCGCGATCCTTGATCGCTTGCAGCTCGGTGTGGCTGGACTTGAGTACATCGAGGTCGCCGTATTTGTTGGCGACCTCGGCGCGCTCACGGGTCAGGCGCTCACCGATGATGCGCTCCACATCGGCCTGAGTGAACTTGGCGTCACCAGCTCCTTTGTCGCCGTTGTCCTGGTCGTGATCGGACGAGGCCCCAGCCACGGGCCAGATCGGGCCGCGCTTGCCAATAGCAAGTGCAGTCAATCCAGTTCGGGGATGGGTCGGCAGAACTGTAGTCATGGAAATCTCCGTAGCTCGTCAGCATTACCCGGCCGATTTGACGCTGGCCGTCCGCGCTCACGCCCCGCTATGGGGTGGAGGTCTGTTCGCGCTGTTGCGCATCCATGTGGCGCAGTACCGCTTTGAAGTCGATGGCGCCGTACTTGCCTTTGGTTTGGCCCGCCTCGCGAGTGGCGGTCACCGCTGCGGCGTATTGCTTGTCCCACTGCTCGACGTATGACGGCGGCTCGTAGGAACCGCCTGGGCGCACCGCCACCGCGATGCAGTGGCACCAGTCGTGATACTTATCGCCGTACTGCTGCGAGCCGCGTAGCGCACCGACGCGGGTATCGCCGACCTGCCGTCCGCGCTTGCCCGCCTCGCGCGCCGAGCGGAACGTAGCGCGTTGGGCCAGGGCTTCGTCGCGGGTCATCTGTCCGGCCGCGATGGCGCGCCGGTCCGATGCCTCCAGGTTCACGCTGCGACCAGTGACCCCCAGGGCTGACGCCTCGGACGTGTACACCGCGCCGCGTGTGGCGAGCATCTTGCAGAAGTTGCACGCGTTCGCCGAGGCGTAGCGGGCCCAGCGGGCGCCGGTCTCGCGCTCCACATTGTCGGAGATGGTGCGCCGCGACTGATCGAACACCGAGCGCGTCGCCGAGCCCTGTAAAGCCTCGATGGGCTTGCCCTGCGTCAGCGACCAGCGTCCCGAAATGGCTAGCGCCTCAACATCGAGCAGGGGAGCGGCCACCGTTTCAAACGCGGGCGCTGACGGCGCCGCCACCACCGGCTGAGCTTCGTACCAGGCCTGCGTCAGGTCATTAGATGCGGCCAGGTACGGCGTCACCACTTCCGGGTAGGCGGCGGTGATATACGCCATCTGCTCCACCGGCTGCATTCCGGCGATGCGGGCCAGTAGGTCTGCGATTTCCCCGCCCAGCTCGACGGTGAGCCGAGTCAGGAGTAGCTGAAACTCAGCTGCCTCGGTTGGCATCCACCAACTCCGGCGTCACGCCCTGCGGCGGTGGGGGAACCTCTTGCACAGGCGAATTCGACAACCGGTCGACCAGCTTGGTGACCGTGTTCTGTCGGCGTTCCTGCCCCAGGATCTTCTGATCTGCCTCGGAAATACCGACCTCGCGGTACGTGACCTTGGAATTGGGCTCCAGGACATCGGATGCGATCAGCTTGGAAACCCGGTCGGCATCCGATGCGGGTGTGGGCGTGGCAGGGTTGAGCCAGTTCGGTGCGACGCCGCTGACAGCGGCCATCGTCGCCTGCGGGTCACGATGCTTGACGATCAGGTAAGCCACCTGGCGCCATGCCCGCGACCACATGCGCTGGCGCAGCAAGGCGCGCTTGACTAGCCGCGACTCCAGCACGCGCACCGCGTCCGCAGAGGGCGGGTTATCGGTGGCGAAGCCAAGATAGTTCCACGGGATCGCCGACTCGGCCGAGACGTGTTGTAGGTAGTGCTTGATCTGCTCGATATACGGCGTCGGCGGCGCCGGAGTGAACTGGCCGACCTCCGGCATGGGGTCGCCTGGCTCTGGCGGCGGAATGAAGTTCATCCGCGACATGGCGACGTTCCACTGCTTGATCAGCTTCTCGCCCGCCGGGGTGTTCTCGTCAATGCCGAACTGGGCCGGGTCAACACCAAGGCCGTACCGCTGTGGCGCGGTGTAAAACTCGCGGTTGATTTCCATCCCGAGCAACGTGCGGCCGATAGCCTCGGTCGCATACCGCACAGGCGGGGTTATCTCAGAGCGGCCCCGAATATCGGAGGGCCGCTCACGGTTCGGGAACTGGACAATCGGCACCACGCCGAGGTTGTGGTCATCGCGCTGAACCTCGGTGACACGGCCATCGCCGCCGCGCGGCAACGTCACCGTTGCCTGCGGGGTGTACAGCACCTCGGTAGTCACCGCGGCGGTCAGTGGGTCGCGGCGCGCAATCAGGCCAGCAGCCTCGATACGGCGCCGGGAATCCCACAGCACAGTCGTTTCCATAGGGGACTCAGCACCGACCACCACAGCGGGCTCATTCAGCTCTTGATCGCCGGTACCGACACTGACAAAGCCCATGCCGCAGATCAGCGAATCGACCGCCTGACGGGCCTGCTCAACCTCAAGGGCGTTGTCCCGGTACGCCTCATCCAAGACGGTGCTGTCGCCGTCGAGCACCGACCAGCCGTCCCACTCGACGCGCTCAGCGAGCACGTCGACCACAATGCCGGGCGTACCGACAAACACCTCAAGGTCAGCAAGGTGCGGCGGCACCGCGATATCCAGATTGCGCGCCTTGTGCTTGCCCTCGTACAGCGTGTACTTCTTCTCATTGGCGCGGCGAGCCTGAGCCAACTGGCTGCGCAGCCGTCCGAGGTACTGGACTTCCTGACCGGACAACTCGCCGGTATCCATGAAGCGGGCCAGGTCTGCGGGTGGTGCAACCATCTAGTACACCGCCTTCCTGGTGGTCCGTTTCCGAGGTCCGTTAGTAGTTGCGCCAAGTAGCGCAAGGCTTCCCGACACCAGAGGCGCAATGTTCACGGCGTCATCCGAGCGGTCCCAGCCGAAGCCGCCCGCGTCGCGTATGGGCCGCTTCTGGGCCCCGGCAACTGCCTTGGTGAGTGCTTCCTGACCGCCATGGGTCAGCAGTGGTAGGCCGTCGTCCAAAAGTTCGGAGTCGATCGCATCCATCCAGGCGCCGCAGGCTTTGGCCATGTCCTGCGCTGTGGTTTGGCGAGCCCGGCACCGCCTGGCCAGCAGATCGGGCAGTAGCGCCGACGCGGGCGAAGCTGAATCGATCAGGATGTCAATGCGTTTCGATGTCTCGACCAACCAGTTTTTGCCGGCCGAAATGTCGCAGCCGCTCCACACCTCTTCGACGTGGACGCGCCCACCTTCGAGCACCCACGCTGCCGAAATGGACAGCTCGCGCCCATGTGACATGTCGACACCGATCGCCGAGGGCGTCGCATCGCTGTCTGGGCCAATGTCGATCGCCGAGGCCCACAGGCGCTTTGAAATGATGCGCTTAGTCCTGACGATCTTGTCCCAGATGCCGAGACCTTCCCGAAGGAATGAGGCCTCGCCCAGGATTTTGCGCATGCGGCGTACCGCCCGCTCACTGACGCGGTTCGGGAACGCTGGAATGGCCTTGCGCCACTGAGTCTTGTCACTCGGGTTGCATCCACGGTCCGCCGAGAACTCGACGTACAGCGACTCACGCGGCACATCGTCGTCATCGTCATCGAGCCCGGCATAGTCTTCGTCGTCGGCCTCGATACCAGCGTCGAGACGCTGAGTGGTGAAAAACTCGCTCGGGTCCTCCGGCTTGGGCGGTGTGCCCATCGTCAAAATAAGCGGGTTCTTCGCAACGTTCGTAGATGGCGTCATGTCATCGAGCGCCTTCGACGTAAGGATCTGTGCCTCATCGAAAATCAGCACGCCGATATTCGGGAAGCCGCGACCAAAGCCGCGCTCGCGGGCGCCGAACATGATCACCGAACCATTTGTGAACAGGATCTTTTCGTCACCCGAGCCGCTGTAAATCCGCTTGATGTACGGCTTTACGCTCGGCATGTCGGCCAAGCCCTGCATCGACTCGAAAGTCTCGCGCGCCGTCTTGAACAGGTGCGCGGTCCAGATGCACCGCAGGCCGGGGTATTTGATGCACAGCGCGAACACAATTGCGCCGATCAGGTAGGTCTTACCTGACTGGCGCGGTATAGAGATGGCCGTCGTATCCGAGGCGTACAGGCCGTCCGGCCGCTTCGCCAAGATCAGGCGACCCAAGTCGTCTTGCCAGTCATCGAATTCGATGCCCAGCACACGGCATATCTCGCAGATCGATGGCCACTCGGTAGTGACCATGTTCTCTGGCGGCACCACATAGCGGGCCTTGGCGTACAGCGCCGGGGCCTCGACGTTTGTATCGTCGGGTACCTTCACCGCGTGCGCGATCGGGTCCGTTTCACCCGACAGCTGATCCAAGACGGCGATGTCTTCGGCGATGTCCAGCAGACGCCGCGACAGCGCCGCCAAGTCGCGAATCGGGGTGTCAGCACGGTCGACGGCGGTCGCCACCCGGACGCGCATCTTGCCCAGAAGCTCGCGGCGTTCCTTGCGTGACTCGGGGCCGTCGTCAAGGTCGCGCAGAATCTCCAGTAGCCGCTGCGACAGCGACGCCAGCTCGCGGGTATTGGTCTCCGGGTCAAGCACAACCGGCGAAAGGCGGTCGCGCATCGACTCCAGCAGGTCGGTCTGGTCACCCTCGCGAGCGGCCAGCATCACCGACATTGGTCGGCTACCCCTCGACCCAGCGAATCGACGGCTCGCCGCCAGCGATAGTCACCTCGGCGATACGCGCGCCATAGCCCTGATTGCGATACCGGGTCCGCTGAGCCTTGGCAGCGGCGAACGTGTTGTACGACCGGCACGCTGGCTTGTGCCGATAGCTGCCGGTGTAGCTGCCCGTGTCTAGGCCGTCGTCAGCGCGGAACTTGAGCACCAAAAACAGCCCGTCACCCTGGGCATTCGCGTACATCGGCATCGCCATTTCGTCGTCAGTAACCGCACCGGGGTTTGGTGGAAAATGTGGTATGTAAATGCCCGCCTATGCCACGAGGGGCGACTAGGCGGCGGGGAAGGGGAAACCCCCTGGTCAGAGGCTTGCGCGACACAGCCAGTGGCGGCGGCAATGCCTGCGACCTGTGAAAATACTCGAGGTCAGCTAACTTTGACGACCAATGCAGCAACCTTCGGATGGTTGAAGCATTCCCGTAGAACGTCGACAAGGGCATCGCCCGCGACGTTGCCTGAGTTGTCGGCTTCGCCATGACGTGCGTCTGCTAGCCGTGCCTCGTCGTACTCGCCGATCATCTGTCGCACTCGCTCGGCACTGACTGGATCGAAAGCGATCACCACCAGCGCCTTTCGGTGACGAAGTTGGCGCCGATGTCTTCGGGCAGCTTGTCGCTTTTGTCCCGGTTGCACTGTCGGTGCGATGGCACCTTGTTGTCCAGTGTGTCTGTGCCGCCCTTGGATAAGGGGATGAGGTGGTCAACCTGATAGCTCAGTGGCTCAAGGTGATTGGCCTCGTAGTCGATGGGCTCGCCGCAGTGGTGGCATGGTGGCCGTCCACGTGCGAGGTAGCGCCTGTGCTTGTCTCGTAGCGTGGTGTTGCGCCGCACTGTCATTGCGGTACAGCCACACTCACGTTGCCGCTGGCGTCAACGGTGAATCTGTAGCCGAGCTGCGCCACGACGGCGCGCAAGATCTTGTTGAGCCGGTCAGCTTCTCGTAGCGCCTGCTCTGCCTTCCTGAGTGCGTCATAGGCGGTTGAACTAGCCAGCTCCGCGGGTGTGGCGGGACAGTGATCCATGGCGACTACCGGGCCCTTTCTAGGGCCTCGGTGATGCGGTCTATTTCGTCGTTGGCCCAGTCTTGGCCAGCGGTGTCGTCTTCGATGATTGCCTGTGCCCGTATGCGTTCTGCGTCGCGCAGTGCTCGCATCAGGCCAGCGCTCATCTGCGGGCGAGTGCCCTTGTTGCGTGCTCAGCCTTGGCGACATCGAGCAGTCGGTAGAGCTTGCGGCCGCGATCGTCTATGCCGCACTGGGGAAGCCTGGTCTTGCACTTGGCGGGGCCGTAGCCGCGCGAAGCCCATTGGCGGACAGTGACGGATCGGACACCGCAGATGGTGGCCGCTTCTTCGGCGGTGACGAGGGATTCGGCGCCATCTGGCGCGAGTACCGCAGTCATGAACTCCCCTGAAATGCGAAAACCCCTCCGCGCGGGCGAAGGGGTCCGGTGTTTGGGTATAGCTCTGTCAGTCGCACCCATAGTACATGTAACACAGGACATTCCGCATCTCGCGCTTGCGGGCGTGTCAGGGCTGACCCTGCGCCTCGGTCACAAGCTCTTCGAGCACGATCGATGTCCACAGCGGATAGTGCTCGCTGCGGATCTGCGTCTGGCAGTTGCCGCACTCAATCCAGTCGCGCTGCACGTCGATGTAGCGCGTCAGGGTCCGCATGTCGCAGTCGGGGCACGGTGTTGGCAGGGCGATACGTGGCCGCGTCAGGCCGAGCTGGCTGCGAACTTTCGAGTGCAGCCCATGCCATTCGGCGATGATGTCCGGCGCCCATCCCTGGCGGCACAGCTTGTCGATGCGCACCGACAGGTAGGTGTGTGCGGCGATGACGGCGGCGCGCTCACTGGGGTAGTCCTCGCCAGGGGCCTCGTGCCCCTGCTCGGCCAGCGTGCTTGCGAGGTTGTCATGCGCTGCCCGTAGACATATGGCGATCTTCGTGAGCATGTCCGAGGCCCATTCGGCTGGGTGGCCGTAGTCCTTGACCTTGGCGCCGCGCATCTTGTCGCCCTTGTTGGGTGCGGGGAGCTGGTGCAGCTGAACCCAATCGAGCACAACGCGCTCCAGTGCGGTGGCGACGCGGCGCTGGCAGCTGCGGCACATGCCATCCGGCGTGTGTGCTGGCTTGCCGTTGTCGCGCTTGCAATCCGGGTGCGCGCACAGGTTGATGTGGGTGCCCTTCGCGATGGTGGTCATGTCATGCAATCCCTTCGGCTCGTGCTCGGATCTGTGTCACGGTGTCGTAGATGGTTTTCCGGACGGCCATTTCGTCGGTTCCGATCACCTTGACGAACCGGTCGGTGGCTTCGACCACGGTGGCCTTGCCGGGGTGGGCGCCTTCGTATGTCCATCCGTCGATGTCGTAGACCTGCTCAAAGGCGCCAACGGGTGTCCACTCGTAGCCGTAGAGAAGGACTTCACTCTGCACCCACTGGCGGGCCAGGGTGTCTGTCTGCTCGTCTGTCTCCCACTCCGTGACCTGGGCATCACCGCCGTAGTAGGCGGTGTTATTCCATGCGGCGGCAAGCTTTTCGGCCCGTTCCTTGTCAGTGAGCACCCGTTGAATCTGGTAGTCCGAATAGCTACCGGTGGTGACGATGTAGACCTTCATCGGTCGACTCGCATGGATTCGATGACGCGAACGGTGTCATCGGCATTGTCTGGCATGAAACTGATTTCGATGGACTGCGAGCCGTCGCCGTAGGTGTGAGCGCTGACCGATTGGACTTCACCGGTCAGGATCACCCCGTTGACATACAGCGTCCGAGGGGTGAGCAGCGGGGCGACGGGCGACGGCGGTAGGGCGTCGATCGCGGCGTACAGCTTGGCCGCTTCGTCAGATTCGAGCCGTATGGGGCCCGATGATGCGGCGAGTAGCGCCGAGGCGTCGCGAATGGTGGTGATCGCATCGGCCACTCTTCGGTTTTGCAGGCCAGCCCAGTGCGCCTCGGCGAGCGTCTGACCGTCAGACTCCAGCCCGATGCAACACCAGTCGCCGACATCCTCCTTGAACAAGACGGAACCGCCAACGACGCCGTACCGCCACTGTCCTTCTACGGTGCCCTTAAGGAATCCGGCGCTGCTGTCCCACGTGATCGCGCTCATGCTGACACCTCGGCGGCTGCCGGGGCCTTGTCCTCGGTGCGAGCCACATGGGCGGCTGGCGCGGTGGCGAGAACTCGCCGCGCCGGAGGGTCTGCCAGGTAGTCGATGGCCCGCCGCAGTGCTTCGGGTCCGTACCGGCCAATGACGACGTGGTTGCATGTCGTGCAGAGCAGGCCGCGCACAGCTTCGCGTGTGTTCCCGAGCTTGTGGTCATGGTCGACGGCTAGCCGCTTCGTGATGCCCTTGGCCCGTCCGCAGATGGCGCAGGCACCGCCCTGCACGGCCAGAATCGCCTCGTATTCGGTCTCCGTGATGCCGTAGGTGTTCTCGACCATCCGGCCATGGTTCTTGCGCCGGACCGCCTTCTGTCGGGCCCTGCGGTGCGTTTCGCAGCGGGGGCCGGGCCACGGGGCAGGCCGCAGTGTTGTGACGCCCTCGGCAAGGCAGTCCTTGCACTTGGGCTTCGGCTTGGACTTCGTGGTGGTCATCTCAATCCCTTCGGTTGTGGTTGTTAACTGATTTCTGGGCTTTGCAGGGGTGGAGGTGGTGGAGGCGCCTCCACCCTGTCGACGCCCCTCTGATTCGTCTGACCTGGGCGGGGGCCTATACACGTGAATGAGTGTTATATGCATGTTTATATATATGACCAGTTAGAGACGTTTATTAGGGTGCCCTTGGCGGGGGCAAGTGGAGGCGGTGGGGGCAGTGATGGGGTGGAGGCGCCTCCACCACCTCCGGTGTTTGCTGGAGTCATGACCAGGCCCACCGATCAGCACGACCGTTGGCGGCGATGACATGGGCCTTGTTGTCGTGCTGTAGGAACACGAGCGCCTGCTCCGTGAACGGCTGTAGCCGCTTGGTGAGCTTGTGGCGTATCTCGCGGGCGGTGTAGCCGTCATCCCCGGCCTTCTCCAGCAGCTCGGACACCTTCGCGATGCATCGAGCCATCAGGGCCCCGTCTTCGACCGCCTTCTCGATGTCAGCCGCCGACTTGGCCACACCCTGCAGGCGCCCTTTCTGGCGCGCCTCTTCGGCCTCGGAAGCCGCCAGCTGATCGAGCACCCATTGGCGCACCGCGTCAGACACCGCCGCCGCGACCCCGGACAGGCGCCAGTCCTCCGAATTCATCGCCGACCGGCCGTCCAGGATGGCCAAGGCGTAGGCGAACTTCTCGCGGGCGAACAGGGCATGCGAATTGAGTGCCGCTGTCTCACCGCGCGCCTGGGAGGCCCGCGTGGTCACAATCAGGCCCTCGCACTCCGATGGCACCCGCAGGGTGGCCGGATACTGCCAGTCCGTCACCGGGGGCAGATACAGGGCGCCGTTGAATGTGGGCCGCACCGCCGCGATCCGAGGATCGGTCGCCGGGAACCACATAAACCGCTGCGGTGTCCCGCCATCGGCGTCGGCGAACATGGCCCGCGTCCGGCCCGGCTGGGCGGCGCACACCAGCGTCATCCGATACGAGTGCGCCGGAAGCACCGGCAGCCGATTGCCTTTCCGGTACGCGAAGCCCAGCGACCCGCCCGTGAACGCCGACCGCAGGATCGGCATCACTGTCGAACCGCTGCGCCCGGCCACCGCCGAATACGAGTCAATCTCATCGACAGAGAACAGAATCGAGCGGTGACCCGCCACCGGGTCCTTGACCGTGCCGTCGTCGTTGCGTTCGCCGAAGGCCTCGATAAGGCCTTCGCCGCTGCCCAAGTTCAGCGTCTTGATAGCCATCGGTATCAGCTCTTCGGCGATTTCCATCGCCGTCGACTTGCCGCCGCCGGATTCAGCGGCCAGCATCGCGAACCAGTTCAGCGAGCCGCCACGGGAACCGATGATGGCGGGCAGCTTGATGTGCGGATCGACCAGCGCCAAGGCCCGTGCCGCACAGCAGGCCAGCACCGCCCACGGTGAACACATGCCGGCAAGGGCAGCGGTATACACCGTGCTCAGCGACGTGCGGGACTGCCAAAAGTCGCCCTCGTAGTCGCGTACGTCAATCCGCGGTGGTTCGGTCGGGGGTGGCACGTCGATCGGCGCGGCCGCCGTCATCGCGTAGCTGGTGTTCTCGGCGTACCGGGGCTGCTGCTTGCCGGACTCCAAGCCGCTGCGGATGGTGCGCTCAATCTCTCGGTCCGTCATCGGCGTTCCCGCCGTCGACCGCGCCGCCGCCGTCAACGAGTCGATTACCTCGAGTTCGTCAAGCCCGTGTGGCACGAGCTGGCCGAGGTTGAATGCCGAAATGTTCAGCTGGTCGTTGCGCCTGCCTTCCCCGGTGGAGGCCATCTCCACCATTTCCTTCTCCAGCGCGGCCCGGTAGTAGGGCGCGGTGTCGCGGGCTGTGGTCGCCGTGCGGGGCACCGGGCGGCGCTCCGGCTTGAGCCCGATACCAAGGCGTTCCATGTTTTCGAATAGGTCATCGCCGCTCACAGGTGCTCGACCTCACGCATCGTGCGCACCAGCTGCTCAGGGTTCATCCGCCCGTCGCCGAGCAAGACCCACAATGTCGGCTGCCATGAGCTCGTGAGACGGTCGCCTCCGTAGAGCAGCGGCGGATGATCGCCGATCGACTTGAGGTAGGCGCGGCGCACCGTGCCGGAGGCGCCGGGGTTGCCGTGCCCGATCGCAATCAAGCCGATCGGGTTGGCGTGCAACCCGCTGACTGTGGTCAGCTCAATGAAGACGCGTTGAAACGGGGGCAGTGACCTATCCCGGCCTGTCCGGCCCAGGGGCGGTCGGTCCTGTTCGTGCGTGATTTCCAGGTCAGCCCAGGGCATTTCAGCCGGATCTAGTTCCCACCACCTACCGGACACCTGCGGTGATCCCCAGTAGCGCAGCAGCGCCCGACCATCGGGCCGGAGACGCGTGATCGACTGCTGACCGCCACGGGCCGGAACCATGAACAGCTTCGGCAAGGGTGCTGAGGTGGCTGCCGGATCGATCGTGTACGCCTCGTCCAGTACCTCGAATGTGGCCTCGGCGCCGCGCGGGCCCATGGGCGGCGGGAACCGAATAGGCCGGGGGAACTGGAACTCTGGAGGCAGGTCCGGCACGGTGCCGTTGAACCAGCTGGCCAGCTGCTCGCGCTGCCAGGGCGCCGGTTGCTCGCCTGTCAGCAATTCCATGAAGTCATACATGTTCTGTATGGTCCGCAGGCACCGCTGCAACGGATCTTGACCGCGCCCCATCCACTCCCGCATCGCTGAGCGTTGCCGTTTGCGCCAGCGGTACCGAATGCGTTGCGGCCCAGTGGCGAACGCGCCAGGGCATCCCACGGAACGCCCGTGGTTGTGCTGGTCGTACTCGCCGAGATGGTCGCGGTCGACGCCCGTCCACGGGGAGCCGTGCCAGTCGCCGCCGCACAGCGCACACCGGTCCACGCCAGTAACTACCGCCTCGGCGCGCGAGATGGCGGCGTACTCGCCGCCCGCCATCTGCTCATCGACCAGCGCGTCGATTTGATCGATGACACGATTGAATTCGTTATGCTGCACGGCGTTTACGCCACCTCTCCCGTTGTCCAGCGTTGATCAGGTCGCGCTCTGCTCTGGTCCTTGTTGCCCACTTCGCGCGGCTTCGGGCGTTGATCTGATCCCTCTGCGCCGCACGTCGATCCCGAAGGCATTTCCGGCAATAGCGGCCACTGCCGGAGCGGCCCGTATTCTCTGTGGTGAATTCATGCCCACGTTTGCAATGAGTCTTTGATGCGTTGTGGTCGTGACCATTTCGCACTTTGTCTCTGCTGTTGCCGCTCGGTGTATCCCACCGCAGATTTACCAAACGGTTGTCAGATGGCACGTCATTCGCGTGGCAGCCGAACATCCCCTCTGGGCGGGGTCCAATGAACGCCTCCAGGACAAGCCGATGGATGGCGCACAACGGACCGCGATTGTTGCGATACAGGTGTACGTAGTGACGACCGTCGCGGACATTCGGCGCCAGTAGCTTTCCACGGTATGTAACCTCGACCCCATCTCGGCGAATGAACGTCCTATCGACGCTCCGCACGCGCCCAAGGTCACTCACCTCGTAGCAGCCCTCGTAGCCCGGAACTGGCAACCATCGCTCGCTCAACGGATTACGTGTCATGAGGCTCTACTAATTTGGTAGTCGCTGATGATTGACCCATTCCGCCTATCCCCACGCAACTGCCACCCCCACCAGTAGGTGCCGGTGTGCTTGCCCATTAATGGCGCGGCCTCTGTGAAGGTCTTGAAGTGGCCTCGCACCTGATGAAGTCTCGCGCCGCCACCGGGGCCACCAGCGGAGTCGTGGAGTCCGTCATTGGCCTCACGGCCAGGAAGATGGATTGTGTGAAAATCGAGACTGCGGACACTTCTTTCGCGACGACGCCCCTTTGATTTGGAGGTCTTCCTCTCCCGACTGTGGTGTCGTACTTCGACGTTTCGGCAATTCATCCAGCCGACGGCGACCAGCGCGTCCCATAGCATGTCTACGACCGCTGCTACGTCCATTGGCGTTGAACCGGTAGTACCGTCGCCGCGTACCGACATTCCATACAGGCCCTTAAAAAGCCCATCGGAATTGAGTTCTACGATCAGTGCCATCGGAATCTGCAACACTCGACCGCCATGTAGGGCTAGCGGGCGCACCATCCAACTGTTCTCGTGCAGTTCTACTGGGCACCACTCTGGTTGCACTACAGCTGATTTGAACGACTCACATGCAGCCGCCATCCACAATGAGGGAAGGCCGGTACCACCGTCGTCGCGAGTGTTGTTCCACTCGATCCAAAGTCGAGGGAACGGTAGTGCAAGATGTCCGAAAATCTTGCGCACATTCCACAGGGCGTCAGGCGGGGTGGCGACACGGTCAATATCGTTTAGCCGAACTCGCTTAAAGGACGCCAAGTGTTCAAACACTGCTCGATCAACAACCACAGCCTTGCTTGGGGGCGCCTCTATGCGGCCGCCGATGTGCAGACGATCCATGATCGGCATATCTTGTAAGGTCACGCCGCCTTCCTTTCAGTGTTGGTGTGTGCCTTGATGTCTGGTGACGGCGGCATCAGCCATTGCCAGCTCTGGTGGTCGCCGAGGGTGGATGGGGCGCCGACGACATAGCCACCCGCCCCGCGATAGTCGATGCCGGGTAGGAAGCCAGCACGGTTGCCGCGTCCGGTGGCTTTGACGTACAGGTGAATGCCAGCTGGTCGGCCTTCGGCGCGGTTGCCTGCGGTCACCACATAGCCGTGAACGTCGGGCAGGCTGCCCGCCTGTTCCAGCTGTGCCAGGGAGTCGCGGCCACCCGGACCGGGGTCGATGTCCACCACATCGAAGGCGTGGCCGGTAGCAAGCCCAATGTTGTAGTTGGGGTTGCCGTTCCACCAGGTTTCGATGCGGCGCCGGTTCGTGGTGGCGTCCTTGAATCCCTTGAGCGTGGCCGGTTCCTTGCTCCCGGCCTTGAGCGGGAACACAGGCCAGCCGAGGGACTGGCTGTAGTACAGGGCTGAGCCGCGCAGGGTGGGCCGTTCGGCGGCATCGATGGTCGCGGCCAGCTCGTCGGCGCGTGCGTCGTCACCGGCCTGCACAGCGGCCAGGAACTCGGCGCACTGGATGTCGACGGCGGTCGGCTTCGGCTCGCACGTCGGGTGCACCGTGTCGTCAATGCTGGTGACCAACATTGCCTCACCGCACGAGCGGCATGTGCTGAACAGCCTCATGCGATGGCCTCGACGTGAAACCTGCCGTCGATGTTGTAGCCGATACGCCATGTGCGCCCCAGTGGCGTGACGCGCACCACGGGGCGGTCGATGGTGGCCACGCGGTCGTTGTGATGGGACACAGGCGACCGCACGACACCCAACGCGCCCTCGGGGAGGATCACATCACCGCCGGGTGAGCCGTTCCACGACACCCGGTAGAAGGCGCCATCTATCTTGCGGGCGACGCACCGATTCTCGGACGGGTCGCGCATCTCGTGCTGCGCCATGGTCACTGTCCCTTCACGTTCATGACCTGGCGCAGCTCGGCGACCACCTCAACCAGCTCGGCGGCGTCGTCCATCACAACGTCAATGTCCTTGTATGCCTGCGGAATCTCATCGATCCACGCCTCACCGTGCCGGTACTCGATACCGGCCATGGCCTTGGCCAAGTCGTCGGCGGTGAACAGTTCGCGGGCCTTGGTACGCGAGAACCGGCGTCCGGCGCCATGCGGGGCCGAATACAGGCCTGCCGGGTTGCCCTTGCCGCGCACCACATACGAGCGGGTGCCCATCGAGCCGGGGATGACGCCCATAACACCCTCATTGGCGTCGATAGCGCCCTTGCGGGTCAGCCACACATCGACGTTCCCGATCTTCTGCCGGGCGGTGTAGTTGTGGTGGCAGTTGATGCGCTCGACCTCGATACTGGCCACCTCGTCGGCATTGGTCGGGTCGGCGCCCATCCAGTGCGCGAACGCCCGCAGAAAGCGATCCATCATTTCGGCGCGGTTGTGCAGGGCGAACCGCTGCGCCCAAATCAATTCCTTGATGTACGAATTGAATTCGTCAGTGCCCTCGGCCAGGTAGGCGAGGTCACGGTTCGGCAGATCAATCCAGTACCGTTTGCACAAGTCCTGAGCCACCTTGATGTGCTTCTGGGCGATCTTGTTGCCGACACCGCGCGAGCCGGAATGCAGGAATAGCCACACCCGCTCGTAGTTGTCGACGCATAGTTCGATGAAATGGTTGCCGCCGCCGAGGCTGCCCAGCTGCTCGCGCCACTTCGGCGAGTGCGACAGATCAACGTCGTACTTGGCCATGTGCTCAAGTCCGGCGATCTTCTCGGCAGTGAAGTCGAACCGGTCCAGGCTCCGGTTGTAGTTGCCTGGGGAGAGCGGGATGGCCGACTCCACCGAGGCGCGCAGCTTCGACAAGTCCCGGCCGTCGATATGGGCACCGACGTAGGCGGTGCGCACCGCGATCATGCCGCACCCGATGTCTACACCGACCGCCGCCGGGATGACAGCGCCGACTGTGGGGATGACGGTGCCGACCGCCGAGCCCTTGCCGCTGTGCGCGTCCGGCATGAGTGCAACGTGCGGGTGGATGAACGGCATGGATGCCGTTTCCTTGGCCTGCTCGATGGTGTTGTCATCGATCTGGCTGGCGAAGTTCAACAGGTTGTGGCCGGGGATGCGATTCACTGCGGTTGCCTCTCTGGGGGTTTTGGACGGCTGACGGCGGGGCAGGGGGACACCCGCCGCCAGCCGCCGCTTTACTTGACGGGGATGGTGGGGACAGGGGTTGTGGGCCAGCACAGAAGCGCCAAGCCCTTCTCGCGGGCGATGTCCAAGCACTTCGAGACCAGGACGTTGGGGTCATGTGAGACCGATCCGGCCAACTCGCCGTTGGCCTTCGCCTGCTCTACGGCGGTCTTCTTGGCCTGCTCGGCGACAGCGGTCGCCGCCCGCTCTTGGTTCAGCTGGTTGATCTTCTGCTCGGTGCCGTCGTCGTAGTCGATGGTGGGCACCGCGACATCCAGAATCTCGACCTGACTGCCGACCTTCGCGGCCAGAATGTTCTTCGCCTGCGTCGACAGCTCGGGCAGCGGTGAACGGTCAAGGTTCTTCGGCGCCAGAGGATCGAACGTTGCGAACACCTCGTTGAGGGCAACCTGTAGGTTGCGGGTCACCAGATTGATGCGCACGTTGTCGAATGTCTTGTATTGCAAGAATAATTCGGGCGCCGCGTCCGGCTTGATCTGCCAGCGCACCGACACGTCAGCGTCCGCTGTCGAGCTGTTGCCCAGCCGGACCTTGATACGTCCATTGTCCTTGTGCTGGTCGATCTGCACGGCACCGTCCATCTCGGTTACCGAGGTGACCGGCGACTTGAGGTGCAGGCCGTTGGTGAGCGTCGTGCCAGTGGGGCGGCCGAACTTCGTCTCGATGCCGATCTGGCGCGTGCCAACGACGGTCGTCGCGGCGAACGCGAAGAACACCAGGCCGACAACTCCGGCGACAATCGCGCCTGCGAAGCTCACCGCGCGCTCTTCGCCTCGGGCGAAGATGCCGATGATCACGCCAATGACGGCGAGCACCGCCAGGACGATGAATATCCACATGGATACGGGCATTGCTTAAATCCTTTCTATACCTTGGAATTTGGGGTGCTGGTGACATGGGCCAGGCTGCCACTGCGCGCCCAATGCCTGCATTAGCGCGCTGGCCCATGTCCTCACCGCAGGCGCGACCAGCCGTCGATCAGAACGGCGGAGTGGAATCGTCGGCGGGTGCTGAGGTCTGCGCCGCCGCGACCGGGCCACCGGCACCGCGCGCCACCTTGATGCCAAACACCTTCACGGTGCCGTTCTGCGTCTTCGTGAAGTCCTCCAGCGTGATCTTCACCAGGTCACCGGCTTCGAGTGCCGCCGCCTTAACGGCACGCTTGAGCGAGACCTGTCCGCAGGTGATGTTGACCAGATCCCCAGCCGGAAAGTCGGTGCGCTGTCCCGCCTTGTTGAATGAGGCGGCAGCCTCGGTGAGTTCGACCGTCAGTAGCGGGCAAGTGCCGCCGTTGAAGTCGGTGCCGCCGCGCTCGGCGTACTCCAGCACCTTGCCGGTCACGTGCTGACCCTTGGCGTCACCCCATCCGACAAACGCCCCCTGTGGAACGTCGATATCTTCCCATGCAGTCATGTTGCGTATTCCCTTCTGTTACTTACTGGTTGGTGCCAACAACTGTTGGCGTTCAAGGCATGCCGCCTTGAGGTCTTCGGTTAACTCGCCGCGCTCGACGGCTTCTTTCCAGAGGTCGCGCAAGGCATCGACATTGGCGCACAGACCAACCCGCTCCATGAGCGGCACATCGGGGCCAAGCTCGATGAGTCGCCCCAGGGTCTCCAGCTTGCGGCGCAAGCCCTTCTGATGCTTGTCGCGGGCCACCTTGCAGTCGGCCCAGCCCTTCGTCAGGTCAGCCCAAAACAGTTCGCACCTGGCTTGTTTCATCGGCAGGTGGATGACGATGCCGCGCTTCTGGTCGACCGGTTCGGCGTCCAACCTCACCTCGGCCTGCGGGTCATAGGGGAGGCTGCGTGAGTACATCGCTAGCTGTGCCTCCACCATCCGGGGATGCAGGGTGCCCGTCTTGAGGTCGACAATCTTCGGTCGGCCCTGACGCTTGCCGTTGGCGCTGTAGCTCGACACCCGGTCAGGCGTGCCCGCGACCCGGTAGGGGTCGAAGACGTGCATCTGCTCGGCTGCGTGATGGGTGAGGCAGCGCGTGGCCATCCGGTAGGCCTCCACGTCGCGGTTCACCTCGGCGACCGGAACCGGTTCCATCTGCTTGGTGTTTTCGTTCCACCACTGGCGGGGCATCATGTCGCCCTTGTCGATGGCGTCGGTGATCTGGTGGAGCATCGAGCCCCATTCCTGCTTTTCATCGCGCCCCGCCAGCCGCGCTGCACGCCGGGCGATGTCGGACAGCTCGCGCGGCTCACCCATCCACGCCATCAGCTCTTTGCGCAGCTCCGGTGACATCACCAGACCGGCCAAGGTGAGGCGTTCGGTCCAGATACGCAGGCCTTCGCCGCCGTCCTCCAGCTGGTCAATGAAGTTGGTGGTGCGCTGGTATGGGTAGCGTTTGCTGCCGTCCTCGGCCATGATCAACGGCTGGTTGTTGCCGTTGCGGTACACGCCAAAGTGGTCGCGTTCCGGTCCGGGCTCAACGTCCGGCACCGAGTCCCAGTCGATTTCGGCGGTCATGACAGGCACCCCCACGACGCGCAACCAGGGGCGCCGCATGGCTTCGCGCAGTCGCCCGCGCGGGCCGGGTTGTGGTCACCGTTCGTTGGCGCCTGATCCTTGGCCCGCGTCAAGGCGATGTCTCCGAGCTTTATCCCGGCACCTTCGATCACATCGGCCATGCGCAGCCTGATCAGCTCGGGATGCTCATTCGTCTCGATGAATGCCGAGACCTCGTATGCCGTCATCAGAAGCACCCGCCAGCGTGTTCCAGGTGGCAGTCAGGGCACACCGATACCAGCGCCGCGTCGGCCTCGGCGTCGACATCGATATCGCACTTGACATGCTCGTAGTGACCGCCGACAGCCCGGCGGATACGCTCGCCAGGGAAGATGTCCTCGCCGCACTTGCCACAGACGCCACGGTGTGCCGCCCTGAATCCGTCATCGACTTCAACGGTCTCCCAGTCGATATCGCTCACTTCGACCGCCTCCAATCCTGGAGATAGACGCGAAAGAAGTTGGCCGACTGCAACTCAAGGGCAACGCTGTTGCCGCCCTGAATCTCGATTCCCCCGTCACGGATGGCGACGCCGATCTGATCGAACGCGCTGCCACTTCCCGAGGGGGAGAAGTAGACGGTCTGGTATCCGTCCCTGTCGTCAATGTAGATCGGATTGGTGTAGTCGCCGTACCAGATTTGCGACTTGGTGATCGTGGCCAGGTGGGCGTTGAGCTTGTCTTCGGCGGCGGCGCGGCCTATTCGAGCCTTCGCCAATTGCTCACGCGCCCAGGCGGGTAGCTTCGCCTCACGAGGATCGATGTCACTCATTCGCCGGGCTCCACGGCTTCCACGACGGGGTGGATTACCCGCGATGGGTCGAGTGTCAATGCGAGTGACGCTGTGATGGGCGAGAATTCAGCGTCATCCACCGTGATTGCGACCTTGACCGCGATCTGGTCGCGCTCCAGTTTGGCCGGACGATTCGCGCGATACGCCGCGACCCTCACGTGGTCGATCAGCCCTAGTCCGTCGAAGCCCTTGCGCCAGCCTGATCGCGCGGCTTCCAAGACAAGATATCCCGTCGCGGTATGCGTCGTGGTTGTGCTCATTCCGGTTCCTTAATGTCGAATAGTGCGGCGCCGCCGTTGATTCGGTCGGCGTCGTGATGCTGTTTGCAGAGCTGGCACAGCATGCGGATGTTGGTCAGCGACAGATTGGTGTCGTCGCCGTCAAGCGGCACCGCGACCAGGACGACCTTGCCGATACCGCCGCCCATGTCTTCGCCTTCGCCCCACTGGCAGGTGCGCGACGCGAAGTGCAGATGTCCGCATTCGCCCTTGCACTCGCAGTGGTTCTTCGCGCGGCGCTTCGCCTCGGCTACCGCGTCCCGGCGGGCCGCGCGCTGCTCCAGCTGCGCTGCCCGGCCCTGCGCCATTGCCTTGGTGGGGTAGGAGCCTTTCTCGGCGAAGTCCTCATTGCCGAAGCGCTTCACAACGCGGAAGCGCCCGTTGAAGACCTCGCGCACGCCGTACCGGGCGCTCATGACCCGCCGCCGCCCGCCTCGTAGGCGTAGCCGATGGCCCGCAGTGCATTCTCGGCGTCAGCCTTGTGAAGCACGTCGAACGCTGCCAGGTGCTCAGCAATCCCGTCCGGGTTGACTACCCACACTGCTGGGCCGTCATCCCCGGCTTCATGCCACGCTTCGGCAATCGGAACAACGCCACTACCGGGTATGAATAGCCTGAGACTGGCGTCTTTCTCCTCGACATAGAAGCTCATAGCCACCCCGCCTCAATCGCGACGATGCCGACGATGAACAGGGTCACGACGATCATCAGCGCGTGAGCCCAAGCGTCAGAGGGTGTCGGCATCTGCCCTTGCCGGCATTTTTGGCAGACCTCGCCGCCCATGGGGCGCATGACAACTCGGCCGCACCCGCCGCAGACAGTGGCGGTGTTCATGACAGCGCACCTACCATCGCGTTGGCCATCTGGACCGCTGCGGCCCACGGTTTTCCTTCGTCCTGGTACGCCTGCACCGCCCGGCACCAACCGCGCTGCTTATGGGTTGCCGTGATGCGCAGGCGAGACATCGCCGTATCGAGGGCGGTGCCCTCGGCCTGGATTAGAATCCCCAGCGGCACTCCGAGATTGGCGAGGGCGCGCCCACCAATGCAGTGCGGGCGATCATCCTTGCCGACGTACTTACATTCGGCTGTCTGGTCGGGGAACCGCTGCGCAAGCCTGCGAATCTCGGCGACCACTTCGGAGCCCGTGAATTCGAACGTCGGAAGCTCGTCGCGCTCAACCGATTCACGCGGCAAGACCTTGAGCGGGGACACAGCACCGCTGTAGCTCATCGCCTCACCTCCACGGTGAGGCTTTCCAGCGCCTTGGCGATCTGCTCGTCGGCGATGTCGCGGGCACGCTGCTCGGTGACGGGGGCGCCATCGGCGACGCCAGCGTTGTAGCCTGCGGCGTAGGCCCTCGCGATGGCCGCTGCGGCATCGCGGGCTTCCGTGCTGTCGGCCGCGAATACGAAGGCCCCGCCGGGGTTGACTGGTATGGCGGCGTTTCCATCGGTTCGGGCGATCACCGTGTTATTGACGGTGTACGTGCGCGCGAGCTGCGTTCCGCTCATGGTTACTTCTGCCTTGGTGCTCATACTATTTCGTGCCTTCCTTGATGTTGTTGGTGATGACGACGACGGCGCCGGACTGGACTTGCTGCCAAGCCCATTGCGCCGCCGAGACTGTGTTGGCGGTGTTGATGCGTTTCCCGCCGTCCGTGCGACCGCTGATCACGAGCGCGCCGCCTTCTGGTTGGCTCTCAGGTCTGCGATGAGCTGATTTAGGTCGCCGTCCGCGATCTGGCCGACGTAGATCTGATCACCGTTGCGGGGATCAACGCTCGGCCAGGATGCGGCGACAACCTTGTCGTTGACGAGAGTGTCGATATCGCCCAGGTTTTCGATGTGCTCGACCAGATAGGGAGCCGTGGTGGCGGTGCTCATGCTCGGCCCACCTCCGCATTCAGCACGGCGGCAATCCAGATCAGGGCGTCGCGGCCCTCTGAGGGGTTCTCCGCGAACCAGTTCAGGGGGCGGCCCGCGGAGACGGGGATGCACCCCGACTCGGTGCCGATCCACGTAGAGCTGTGGTCCGTCTGCATGAATGCGATCTGGCGATCGCCGCACCAGACGCCGTTACCGTCCCGAACGGTGTAGGTGGGGCGGTTGGCGTCGGCCGCAGGCTCGACGTGCTGCACGGTGCTGGTGACAACGCGGTGCGTGCCGGTGATCGCCAAGGCAATCTCACGCGCTTCGTCGGCGGGGGCGTAGACGGTGATTTCCGTCAATTGGGTAGCGTCGGACATGCCGAATGCCTCCTAAGGGCTGATTTCGGTTCTCGATGGCGCTGACGGCGGGGACTTTGGCGAGTAGACCGCCGTCAGCGTTTGGGGTTATTCAGTTGTGGGAGTTGGGATTATGAAGCGGCCAGGCGCCGCTTACGGCGCTCGGCCCATGCGCGTAGCTCGGTGGCATCCCACCGAAGCCGACTGCCGACCCGAGTAGGCGCCGGAAGGTCGTAAAGGCCGCGACGACTCCAGTCGCGCAATGTCTGCGGGTGGATGTCCAAGATCGCGGCGGCGACCTTGGACGTGACCAGGACGGGCGTTTGCGCCTCGCGCTGGATGCGGAGCAGGGCGCGGAGCGTTTCGTGGGCGGAGAGCGGAGTGAGGCCGGTATCGGCGATAGTTGTTGCAATGCGGGCCATTTCGACCGGCGAGCTGTCGGCGGTCATGCCCGCCTGGGCGGCGAGTTCCTGAAGGTTCGCGGTCATGCGCCAATCTCCGCGACGCTGTAGTCGGTGGTGATCGCGGCCAGCGGGACGCCGAGCACGGTGGCAATCTTGCGCGCCAAATCAGGGGTGCAGCGTCGGCGACCGGCCTCGATGTTCGACAAGTACGGGTGGCTGATACCCAGCTCCCGCGCGAGGTTGACGGACCGCCAGCCATAGGCCTCGCGGAGCGCTTGAATCGTGGCGCCCATGCGGGCTGGGTCTTCGATCACCATGCGACCACGATATAGAAACGAACCGGAAACAACAAGCCTGGAACCAGAAAAAATTCTATAGCATGGATTTACGCAGGTAGCTACAATGATTGCTAGCTGAAACCTTTCCTGAGCTTTTCATTTGATACTGAGGGGAACCCCGTGAGTGAGACCAACGCCGAGCGGCTAGGGCATCGTGTCCGGCTTCGTCGGGCTCAACTCCGCATACACACCGCGAAAGCGCTGGCCGATCGAGCACACGTGACACCCCGCCTCGTCAGCGACCTGGAGGGCGGGCGCCGCACAAACTTCTCGGGGAGCACGAAGGCGGCGATCGAAGATGTACTGCTCTGGGAGCCCGGCTCAATTGACATCACCCTCGCGGGGGGCGAGCCAATCCTTTTGGAGACCGTCCCGGCCGATCAGAGACCGAACCGCACGCACCCCAGCCTCAAGGCGGGTGTACCAATTGAGGCTGTCGCCGAATCATTTTCGGACATCATTCGGCACATCAGAGTGGTGGAAGGCAACACCCTCGCCATCAATGAAATGGTCGAACGACTAAGGCCGCGCGGCAACGCCAACTTCCCGTCGGAGGATGAGGTGGAGGCCGTGAAAGCCAACGCAATGGCCGGGAACATGGAACTACGGTCATTTCTTAATGACGAAATCGTCAAGATGATTGCCACCTCTTATGCCGACAATGCCGACGAGGTTGTAAAGCTCTTCGCCCCCTTGCTCGCTGAGGTCGCCAAGCCGCCCATCAGATCGGGCGAAACTCGGCAAGCCGACGAATCATCGCCGCCTGGAGTCACCTCCCTCGCCGACCGTCGTAGGCCGGTGCCACCGCCGCCAGACATTGACGACCTTGACGTAGCGGCGTCGCGGCGTGAAAAGCGGTCCGATGGCGAACGCGACGACGACGAGTAAGCGGCCCCTCCGAGCTGCCCGTTCTCGGAATGACAGCGCTGTAGTTCCTGGTCAGCGCCGTATTTGTCGGTGGCCTGTTCTAGCGTCTCGCACCATGATCACGAACCATTGGCATCCATGGCGAACGCTCGCCGAGCACTATCCACACATCGCTGTTTCCTGCGATCACGTCCTGCCCCGGGGAGTGGCCGGACTGATCAAGGGCAACACCATCTGGCTGTGCAAGAGCCTGACGCAGGCTGAGCGTCGCTCGACCTTGACGCATGAGTTGATCCACGTTGACCGGGGCGTCGCGCCTGTCATCCACCGCGCCCGCGAAGAGCACTATGTGGACGTGCTGGCAGCACGCCGACTCATCCCGCTACCCGCTCTGCTGCGTGGGCTGCAATGGACCAACGATGATTACGAACTGGCCGAAGAGCTTTGGACCGACGTTCACACCGTGCGTGTGCGACGCCAGACCCTAACCCCTGCTGAGCGCGACTGGCTCGCTGACCGTGTTGAAGACCCGCAACGCCCATGAACACGGTTGAAGCCCTTGATATGGAACGCATTTGGTGGCCTGCATCCGGCGCCAAGCATGAAGCAATACGCGAGCGTTTCGGCCTATCGCCGGTCCGCTACTACCAGAAGTTGAACGCCATCATCGAGACGCCAGAGGCGCTGGCCATCGACGCACAGACCGTCAACCGGCTGCGACGAATAAGGGGGAGGTAGATGGAACTGGCAGGATTCTTGATACAGGTGTTTGGCGCCGTATTTACGGCAGTGGGACTTCTCATCGCGTGGGAACGGGTATCGAATCGTTCGACTCAGTGGCGCAAGGGGATTGGCGCTTTTATTAACGGGCTACTTGTGCGATCCAAGAGGGGCAGTGGTGACAACGTGATCACCCCGAAAGGGGCAGTCATAACCGTCGTGGGGGGCACAGCAGAGGTGATAGTGGAGCCGGACGGTCCGGAAAGGCGGCTCAGGCAACTTGAGGATGAGTCGAAGAGCCTGCAAAAGCGGGTCAGGGAGACCGAGAAAGCCGTCAAGCGTATCGATCAGGCGGTCGATGAAGTCGACAGCACTATCAATGCTGCGCTAGCCAAACTGGTCAACGACGACAACTTAATCAAGGTGAGTGATATCCGTTTGGCGCTAATCGGTCTCGGAATCTCATTTGTAGGGTTTGTCATTGAACACGGACCCTTACTACAGCGAGTCTTCTGCGCGGCTCAATAAGGGATGTGACCATGCGAGGTAGACCGCCGCGACCTATCGGGGTGACCGGCAATGTAATCCTGACCGAGCTACGCCCCGGCACGTGGCTGGCCATCGTGCGGGTTCGTGACGCCAGCGGAAAGCGTCGCAAGGTCAAGCGAGTAAGTCCGCCACGCAACGATTCTCGAGGACGCCCTGTGCCCGATAGGGATGGCGCGCGCGCCCGTGACGCGGTGCTGGCCGCTGCCTCCGACCTTTCGGTATCGGTGCTCGATGCGGAGCTGTCGACAGAGACCACTATCCGAGCGCTGTATTACGAGCACTACCGACCGTACCTTGTAGATCAGGGGAGGGCGCCCGCAACTCTTGACCGGTATGACTTTGAGGCCAAGGGATTTGACTCAGCATTCGGCCACAGGCGCCTCATAGAGGCGCCAACGCCGGTCATGGAGAAGTTCCTGACAACGGTCGCTGACACGCGTGGAGCTGGGGCGGCGAAGTCGTCGCGGACAGTGCTTTCCGGGATGTACAACTACGCGATCCGCATGAGCAACGGCGCCATCACGGTCAACCCGCTGCGCGAGGTGAAGCTAGCGCGACGCAAGGGCGCCAAGCGTGGCGGTGCGCGCCAGCTCACCGTTGACGAGGTGCGCGACATCCTCATCGCGGTACGGACTTCGGACCTGCCATGCCCCCGGATTCTGGCCAAGGCTGAGCGCGAGAAGAGCGTCGGAAGCTACACGCCGCCAACGGTTGCCGAGTTCTGCGCGGACGCCGATATTGTCGACTGGATTGTGATGCTGATTGCCACTAGCCACCGCCGCAGTCAATCGCTGGCAACGACCTGGCCCGAGCTGGACCTGAAAGCCGGTGTCATGCGTCCCACTCGGAAGTTGATCCGAGTCAAAGGCGAAGGCTTGGTGCTGGTGCCCATTGAGGATGACACCAAGGGCTCTGACAATGAGATTGCGTTGCCCCAGTTCGCCATCGATGCTCTTAAGCTTCGGAAGCGGCGACTTGCCGAGCGCCGACTAGTTGACCCGCGTCCGGTATCGGCCGACTACGAAGACTTGGTGTTCCCGTCCGAGAACTGGACGCCCCGAGACCCGAACAACGTCGCGGCGCAGTGGCGCCGCGTACGGTCAGCCCTTGGGCTGCCCGACGACATCACCGCACACAGCTTCCGCAAGGCCGTGGCCACCATTCTCGATGACGCCGGACTGTCTGCCCGCGTTGCTGCTGACGTACTTGGGCATGCCGATCCGTCGATGACTCAGCGCTTCTACATGGCGCGCGGACGGGCGCACAGCGAAGCCGCGACAGCGCTGCACCAGGCCATCGCGGGCGAGTCCTGA